GAACGGCAAGGATGGGAAAGATGGGGCCTCTGGCGCTAATGGCCGCGATGGCGTTGATGGGATCAATGGCAAGGACGGATCAAACGGTAAGGACGGCGTTGACGGAAAGGACGGAGTTAAGGGCGATACAGGCGCAGCCGGGGCCGATGGGAAGGACGGCAAAAATGGCGTTGATGGTGCCAACGGAACTGACGGTGCAGCAGGTGCCAACGGCGCCGATGGTAAGAATGGCGCAGACGGGAAGGACGGAGTAACCACAACGGTTGTCAAGAATGTCCTCGATAGCAAAACCCAGCGCCAGGTCCAGCAGAACACCAGTCGCATCAACGCGCTGGAGCAACGCCAGGACGATGACCGTAAACATGCGTCAGCAGGTGTAGCAGGTGTTGCAGCTATGGCTAACAGTCCGCAGGTGTCACAGTACCGGGATTTCTCGGTTGGTGTGGGGGTGGGTCGCTATGACAGCGAGCAAGCGCTTGCCGTGGGTGCGTCTGCACGCTTCGGCGACAAAGGTCAGGTAGTGACTAAGGCCAGTGTATCTATGACCACGCAGGACGACTTCGTGGTAGGCGCCGGATTAGCCTACGAATGGTAGAATTTTAAATATCACTGTTGCAGTTCAAAGGGTGTGCAGCTAGTATAGTTGTACACCCTTTTTATTTGGAGCATCTATTTGCCATCTTATGGCAAATAGATGCAGCGGAATGATCTTACCTTCGATCGGGTGTCTATGTTGCAGGAAATGCACAGTCATCCGTATGCTGTTAAAGAGCCGCTCCTTTTACCACAACCTGTGAGGTTCTGCCCGTGGCAACTAAACGTCAAATAGCTAACGCTCGCAGCCGTGCAATCGCTGCGTATTCAATGCGTCAGAACGGTTACACTACTAACGAAATCGCTCTGGCGTTAGGTTATCAACCCCATCAGGTGAAGTCCGCTGTACAGCGTGGCGAACGCCTCAACTCACTGAAAGAGGAATGATTATGATCATTGGTGAAGTAGTTGTCCGTCCGTATACTCAGAACGAACTTGCAGTGGCAATGGCTGCGCAACTTCCAGGCCCGATGGTATTTCCTGGTCAGGTAGTACGCTGCACCAACGCGAACGCTAGCGAGTTTACCCATATGCAGAGCTACCGTATTGAGCGCCTGTACAGCCCCGCACGCGCCGGTGTACAGCTGGCAGCAGTGCGCAATGACGCTGGCGAACTGCGTACAATACCGTCAACCGCCTGGAACCTCGGGCAATGGGAGCTTGTCAAGTGAACGCGCTAGAGCAGGTCAAGCACACGCTGTATCGTCAGCAGATCCAGTATCTGATGGACCATGCAATCAGCCCGAACGATTTGACAATTCGTATAACAGTGAGCCCGCGTACTCGCTCTGAGTTGATACGGTGTGCAACTCCGTATTGTCCGATTCATGACGTGACAGAAGACCGCAAGGAAACTATCCTTGGGCAACCGCTCGAGGTTGCGAAGGATATACCAGACGGCGCATATTATCTGGATCTCATGGTTTACAATCGAGTGCAGAAGCAATTAAAATTTACCTTGCAGCCTGACAGTGACGTTAGTAGTTAAACCCCTTTTCCAACGCAGAACTGTCTAGATGCAAGCATGGTAAACAAGGAATGATACTTTGGGGCGCTTCGGTGCCCTATTTTTTTAACCGGAGTAGACATGGCTATAAACGTCAGGACTAAGGGGCAGACAGGTGAAAGAGAAATTTGTGACTTCTTTAATAATATCTATAAAGAAGTGTATGAGTACTTGCAAATGCCGCTCCCAGCAAAACCTATCGCCCAACGAAATCAGAACCAATCTGCTGTTGGCGGGTGTGATATTACCAATACTTGCTTTTTCGCTGTTGAAGTTAAGAGACAAGAAGCACTCTCCATCAACACATGGTGGAAACAGTGTTTAGTTAGCGCCGTTGAAGCTAACAAATTTCCAGTCCTTATCTATCGTCAAAATAAACAGAAGTGGAAAGTCGTTCTGTTTATGAATCCTATCATGCTGTTTGCCGATGAAAAATGTCACCATTCAGATGATCCCCCGCGCTGTGAAATCTCACTGGAAGACTTCCGTGTTATCTTCCGCGCACATGCTATCGAATATATTAAGAGGAACGGTCATGCAACTTGAAAATCCTAACGTCCTACGCGACGCAATCTATAACCACAACGTGAAGGCTGGCTGGTGGGATGAGCCAGTTCGTCCGGACGGGACTACTATTGCTCTAATCCACTCGGAAATTTCTGAGTCCTGGGGTGGGTTCCAGATGGATATCCCAGATCACCATCTGCCTCAGTATTCAAATGCACTGGTAGAGCTGGCAGACGCTGCAATCCGTATCTACGACTTCTTTGGCCACAAGAAGTGGGATCTGGATAAAGCAGTGAACACTGTTTACAGTCTGCGTGCGAACAAATACGTAGAACCATTTGAAAACATCAACATGGCTGCGTATTACGCAGACTTGCATTATCACGTGAGTGCAGCGCTCGAGGGTGTACGCAAGAACCAGACCATGCAGATTAATATGGACAATGACGACACATTAGATGTCGCTGCATTCGAGCTGGCCATCACACTAGATATGATCTATACCGCCTGTAAGAAATGGGACTGGCCGCTGGAGGAAGCGCTGGGCGACAAGCGTGCATATAACGCCAACCGCGCAGACCATAAGCGCGAGAACCGTGCCAAGGAAGACGGTAAGAAGTTTTAATATCAGCTAGGGGGTGTTTACAAAGAACTAAGTTCCTAGTAAATTACCCCTAAGCAATAACCCACAACCAAAGAGGCACATCATGATTCAGTTACCAGCAAATGAAATGACTCCGGAAGCTAAACTCCAGCTCTTGGGTGAATGGTTCCTTAAGAAACAGGAACTCCAGAAGATTCAGGCGCAGGAGCGCACACTGCGTGACACTGTGGTCAGCCTGTACCTGCCGGAAAGTGAGAAGAAAGAAGGTACTAACACCATCAAACTTCCTACCGGCGACGAGCTGAAGATCGTTTGCGGCATTGACCGCAAAGTTGATAAAGCGATCTGGAGTAGCATCCTCCCGCAACTGTGCGAGCTGGGTGTTGACGTCAACGAAGTGGTTGAAACTAAGGTCGAGCTGAAAGTAGGCAACTACAGAAAGCTGACCGAAGAGCAGCGCAACGTGATGGACGAATGCGTGACGTCCAAATGGGGCTCACCTCAGGTTTCTATTAAGGTAAAAGACTAATGGAAAAGTTACCAACCAGAACTATCCATAAACTGAAGTTGACATATGGACATTCCCGTATCCAACTTCCTTCTGAAGACGTCAAAGCAATGTCTGTTGGTGTATCACAAGGTCAACCGTGCCTTTGGTATGACCGTCCGTTTGAACCGGATGTATTGTTCACCGATGTAAAGGTAAATGCTGCACCAGAATCTTTTAAAGTGACATATGTTGAAATTCTGTGTGGATTCACTGGTGAAGAGTATCGTTTTGAAACTGACGGATGGCGATTCCTTGGGACGATTGTTTACAAACCCTATCAACACTCTGACGATATTGTCATTCATGTTTACGTAAAGGGGTTCTAACGCATGTTAGTGACCATCATAACTGATGCGTCATTCTGCCCGGACACCCTTGCTGGCGGATATGGCGTGTGGGTCGCGTCAAACCGCGGCAGGGGTACATTCGGCGGGCCGTTAACTGGTACACGGGACAGTAGCGAAGCTGAAGCGAAAGCCGCTTGCAATGGATTGCATCATGCTATTACGAACGGCTACGTAATGCGGGGTGACCGTATACTGATCCAGATCGATTGTATACCAGCGATCGATCTCTTTACCCGCAAACGTGTGGCACGTAATGCGGAAAAGGAAGCGCTTGATTGGATGGAACGCATTGCAAAGTCAAATGACCTTACATTGCAATTCCGCCACATCAAAGGGCATAATAACAAATGTAAACAAAACCGCACTAAGGCCCAACAAAAGTGTGATGACACTGCTGGGATGTATATGCGGTTGGAAAGACAGAAGCTCCGTTGTGCTGGGCTTAGGAAACAGATTGAGGATTCTCGTTCCGCACCTAAGCGGAAGATAACACCAGTGGCAAAGGTACAAGACGAGAACACCGTCGAATACTGGAAACGCAAGTTTCGCCAGTTGCTGGTAGATACAACCTCGTTGAGACTGAGAGGCAATTAATGAAACCGTATCAGCCTTTTTTGGCGTGCGACTTTAATGAAGATCTTGCGACGTACCCCTTGTACGTGCTGCCCAAGATTGACGGTGTGCGCGGTGTCAACTATAACGGTACACTGACAGGTCGCAGCTTGAAGAAGTTCAAGAACAAGCATCTGACTCGTTTGTTCTCTAAACCCTGCTATGAAGGGTTCGACGGTGAACTTGCAGCAGCGGATGAATGTGATCCGGACCTGTGCCGTAAGACAACATCTGCGAGCGGTACTATCGAGGGCGAAGCAGTGTGGACCTGGCACGTATTCGATTTATGTGCAGACAGTGTTCAACACTTGCCCTACGAAGAGCGTCACGCTATGCTGTCGGCATACGTGGAGTCGGAACAGCGTGAAGGTCGATTAATGGATCTGAAGGTTGTTCCGATGATTAAAGTGAACAACGTGAACGAGCTTCTTGAAGCTGAAGCCGTATGGTTGGAGATGGGTTATGAGGGTGTTATCACCCGTAAGCCCGGGATGCCGTGCAAACGAGGACGCGCCACTCCGCGCGAAGGCGGGTACGGACGCATCAAGCGCTTTACTGATGGCGAAGGGACTATCGTTCGCATCAACGAGGGCTTCTCCAACCAGCACGAAGCGAAGATCAATGGGCTCGGTCAAACGTTCCGCAGCTCGCATCAGGAAAACATGGTGCCGAGCGGAATGATCGGATCATTTGTGGTTACACTGCTCACAGTACCCGAAGGCCTACCTGACCACATTAAGTTGAAGGTTGGCGATGAAATGACGGTTGGCGCGGGTAAACTTACCCACGAAGAGCGGGAGTATTACTTCAAACATCCGGAAGAGTTCCTGGGACGGATTTCTAAGTTTAAATTCTTCCTGCACGGTATGAAAGACAAGCTGCGTATCCCTACGCACCAGACTTTCCGTGACCCTGTGGATATGAGCTAGTTGACCGTTTACATCCGTTAACTCCGAGGGGTAATATGCACCCCTCACCACCTAAGAGGTTCCAAATGGAATTTACTACAACGTCACAAGCGGTACTGGATACAGGGGTTAAGCTCCTTGTATACGGGGAAGCTGGTCACGGTAAGACGATGCTCACTGCAACGTTGCCACGTCCGCTTCTGTTGTCAGCTGAGTCAGGTCTGTTGTCCCTTACCCGTGCGAACATCGAGCGTGTTTACGGTCCTAACGACCCGTCTATCTGCTACGATATCCCGGTAATCAAGATTAACAGCTTTGATGACATCACTGCTGCGTTTAACTTCATTACTGATCCTAATAACGGTTGCAAAGAGCGTTTCAATTCCATTGCGCTGGACTCCTTGACGGAGATTGCGGAGCAGTGCTTGAACAACTCAAAGCGCACCGTAAAAGATCCGCGTCAAGCATACGGCGAGCTGATCGAGCGTATGCAAACCGTAATTCGTTCGTTCCGCGATATCCAGGGCTTTAACATCTACATGTCCGCTAAGATGGCGCGTAACAAAGACGAAGTGACTGGCGTAACAGCGTATGGGCCTTCCATGCCTGGTGCGAAGTTAGGTCCGGAATTGCCATACTTCTTTGATGAAGTGTTTAAGTTAGGGGTTGGCAAAGACCAGAACACCCAGCAGAATTTCCGGTATCTGCTGACACAACCAGACATCCAGAACATTGCTAAAGACCGTTCTGGTATGCTGGAACAAATGGAGTATCCACATTTGGGTACGCTGATCAACAAAATCAAAGGTATCGCACAATGAGCATGATTTTAGCAATGGCCGGCATCGGTATGCAGTTCAACGCAGGTGAACACAAAGAGCGTCAGATTGACACCGTTCCGGATGGTTGGTATGCGGTGCAAATTGTTAACTCTGAAATCAAACCAACTAAAACCCCAGGCGGCGCACGTCTGAACCTCCAGTTCAAAGTGTTGCAGGGTGATTTCGCTGGTCGTGTGATCTTCGGCGGGTACAACGTCAAAAACTCTAACCCTGTAGCGGTTAACATCGCGATGGAAGAGCTGGCGGAACTGTCCCGCGCTGTTAAAGTGCCGGTGTGGAACGATACCGAACAGCTTCACGGTATTCCGTTCAACCTGAAAGTAAAAGTCGTTAAGCAGGAAGGCTACGACGATAAGGCTGAACCGAAGCAGTACAAACCGATCGAAGAAGCGGTCGTGTATGCTACTAAGGCGGACATTAAAGCAGGTGCTGCTCCGGTCGGCCAGGCATTCGCTCAACGTCCACAGCAACAGCAGCCAGCCCAGCAGCAACCCGCGCAGCAGGCTCCAACTGGATGGGGTACGCAGACCCAGCAGCAACCCGCTCAGACTCAACAGCAGCCGGTGCAGCAGCAACAGCCTGTACAGCAGCAACAGCAGCCGGTGCAACAGCAGCCAGCTCAGGATGCTGGTAATGTGAACTTCCAGCAAGCGGCACAGACCCAGCCTTGGGGCAATACCGCTACGCAGGAACAGCCTGTGCAACAGCAGCCGCAGCAAACGGCCCAGCAGCCGCTGGAGGGTGAGCACATTCCAGCTAATACCCAACAGCAGCAGCCAGCGCAAACCCAGCAGCAGCCCGCATGGGCGACGCAGAAGGTGCAGCCTGGTAGCGAGCAGCCAGCGCAGCAGGTAAACCAGCAGCAGCCTGTCCAGGAACAACCGGACGACATCCAGCAGGCAGCGCAGTCCCAGACCCCGCCTTGGAAAATGCAAGCGCAGGAATAATAAAACTGGTGTATAATTCTACAGCGCCTCAGGGCGCTGTATTTTTCTAAGCAGAGGATATCATGGGACATTTCTATCCAGCAGTTAAAACGATGGAGCTCTTCGAGCAGTGCGTTCAACGGGATCAAGGATCTGCATTCCGTGTATGGCTCGGAAAGGTGTTACCACACATTGAGGACGCATATCGTGAAAGTGACGGTGGCTTCCGCACGCATCTCGGCATCAGTCTTATCGGGGATGAATGTGCTGCGAAGATTTTCTATGGTTGGCGCTGGGCAACTAAACCCCGCTTTTCGGGACAAACTCTTCGTCTGTTTAACCGCGGGCACCTGGAAGAAGGACGCTTCGTTGCACTTATCCTCACCGCCGGTATGCAGATCGTTCAACAAGACCAAAGTGGCGGACAGTATCGCGTCAGCTACCTTAACGGACACTTCGGTTCAGCAATTGATGGCGTCATCATTGGCTGCCCGGATATGCCTCAGCCAGAGACTCCAATCCTCACTGAGATGAAAACCCACAACGACGCATCGTTTAAAAAGCTGAAAGCTGACGGTGTAAAAGAATCCAAGTGGGAACACTTTGTTCAGATGCAAGAGTACATGCTCTACTACAAGCTGCCAGCAGCGCTGTACATTGCAGTCAATAAAAACACGGACGAGATTTGGGCGGAAATTGTACCATTCGAGTCTGAAGTGGCAGAGCGTTATAAAGACCGTGGGCATATCATTGCCCTGGCTGATGCTCCACCTGCTAAAATGTCCCGTGACAAAACCTTCTGGAAATGCAAATGGTGCGATCACCGACCAGTCTGCCACCTCGGTGAGATGCCAGAAGTAAACTGCCGCACCTGTAAGCACAGCGGCGCACAGGAAGACGGGACCTGGCGTTGTGGTCTACAGGTTGCAGCCGCAGCAAGTTACATCACTGACGGTAGCGAAGGTACCCTGAGCAAGGAACAGCAGCTCACTGGATGTGATAAATACGAAGCAGCTGATTATTACGGGTAAGAGCATGTTTAAACTCCGCGACTATCAAGACGAAGCAGTTAATGCAGTGCTTCGCTACTTTATCAAGTATGGTAACAAGTCGGGGAACCCGCTTATCCAACTGCCAACGGGTACGGGTAAGTCCCTCGTTATCGCAGGTCTGCTCCAGCGTATCACTCAGAATTGGGGTCAGGTGCGCTGTTTAGTTGTTACGCACGTTAAAGAGCTTATCGAGCAGAACTATGATAAGTTCCACAAACTATGGCCTGAAGCACCTGCCGGTATTTACAGTGCAGGTGTAGGTCGTAAAGATAAGCACGCGATGATCACTTTCGCGGGCATCCAGTCTATCTGTAAGGCGGTGCAATATTTCACAGACGTTGATATTATCATTGTTGACGAATGCGACTTAATTAGCCCTAACCAGCAAACCAGCTATCAAAAATTCTTTGCAGAGATACGTAAGCATAATCCTGATATGAAAGTGATCGGGCTGACTGCTACAGGCTGGCGTCTCGGTTACGGTTCCATTGTCAAGGACGACGATGCGCCTAACGCAATGTTCGATAAAATTGTGTTTGACGCTTGTACTATGGAATGCTTCAACTGGTTCATTAAGGAAGGTTATCTGCTCCCTGTAGTACCGAAAGCAACCAAGAAAGAATTGGATGTTAGCGGGGTGCATAAACGGGGTGGCGAGTTCATTGAAAGTGAGCTCCAGAAGGTTGTTAATAATCCGGAAGTAACTGAGTATTTACTTGAAGACGCGATTAGCATTGCGCAGGAAGACAACCGCCAGTCCTGGTTGATCTTTGGTTCTGGTGTTGAGCACTGTAAAGATATTATCCGTGTCCTTAAATCCAAAGGCATTACGTGCGCAATGGTTACAGGGGACACGCCTAAAGTTGAGCGAGGGAAGATACTTGACGATTTCAAATCCGGACGGATCACTGCCGTTGTTAATAACAACGTCCTTACAACTGGCTTTGACCATCCTGGCCTGGACCTTATCATCGTTCTTAGACCGTCTGAATCCTCACGGTTGTGGGTGCAGATTCTTGGTCGTGGGACTCGCCCAGACTACGCTGATGGGTTTGACCTGTCTACTACTCTTGGCCGTCTGCAAGCTATAGCAGCGTCCCACAAACAGAACTGTCTGGTTCTGGACTATTCCGGTAACACCCGCCGCCTTGGCCCTATTAACGACCCTGTAATGCCTAAGCGCCCAGGACAGAAGGGTAAAGGTGAAGCACCTGTTAAGAAATGTCCTGTATGCAGTATGTGGAACCATGCGTCAGTACGTCACTGTGGCGGTCTGCCACCAGTTAACACCGCCGGGATGACCTTTGGCGAGGTTAACGACTTAATCCTGCGCGGATACTTTGTGCGGGGTAAAGACGGTATCGCAACCGCAAAAGATTTCTGCGGACATGAATTTGTGTTCGAGAAGAAACTGATGGCGGGCGCTAGCACTAAACAAATTATCAAGAACGATCTTCCTGTAACGGAAGTATTCAAAGTTAACTTGATAAGTTATTATGCTCACTATAACCGTGGGGATGCGAGCAAGCCACCGTCGCTGCGCGTTGACTACCATGTTGACGGTAACAACGGACGCGCACTGAGCCAATATATCTGCATGTTCCACACAGGCTTTGCTGGTAATAAAGGCGTCCGCTGGTGGCGTGACCATTGCGACCAGCCCGTGCCTAAAAATATTGACCAGGCCCTGGAGGTTGTGTCCCAGCTACGCATCCCGACACATATCTACGTCGACATGTCCAAAAAATTCCCTGAAGTGCTTAATGAGTGCTATGACGGCTCTGCATTTAAGACCCAGGAGCAGAATGACGAACGTCCTGAGGTGCAGGTCGTTAGCGCTGCCGGTATCCTTAAAGCAGGCGGCAGCTATACCAATATGTATGACAGGGACGATGATCAGCCTGTCAGCTTGCAGTTCAACGCCAATACCCATACGCTAAACGGTAAAGGCGAACCAGTGCCTATGGACTTTGATGACGACATACCGTTTTAAGGTGACCACATGTACGTATTAATTGATGGCGATAACATGCGTGCGCTTGCCAAACATCCAAACTGGCAGCGCTTACACAGTTACGGGATCCTAACCTGTAGCGAAGCGTCTATCGTACTCCCTCTAGATGCAGACGCATTTAAGAACGAGTTCGACCCCGTGCAGCTTCAACTCCTGTACATCAACACGACCGGAAACAGTGAAGGCGCGACGTATGCGCGTAATGTGGTCTGTCAAATCCTGGTGTACTACTTCAACAAGATGGAGGAAACACAAATTGGTGAAAATTGTGATTCACAAGCCCAGTGGGCTATTGACACTGACAGGCAAGGTTCTTGCCTGTATAGCAGTTCCGCTCCTTATCCTATTGTGCATGACGATGAGGCTCCTTTCTTCAAAACCTTACCAGATTACTCTGGAGAGTCTGCCATTGAAGCGGGAGCGCCCGTACCGATAACACCGGGCACACAGCCGGCGTGGAGGCCCGGCAGGGATACCAGCGCTACAACTGCACAGAGTAGCGGTGAACGCAGCACAGCGCCGCGAGCAAGCGGCACACGCGACGTTATATTCGAGGTTGCGGACGCTATGTGGGAGGCTGCCGGTAAACCTACCGATAAATCCGAAATCCTCAAGCTGCGTAAAGAGATGATGAACGCACTGGAACAGCAGGGTGTGAAGCGTAATACGTCTAGTAATACGCTGGGTCTGTGGGCAAAGGAAAGAATTAACTAATCGTCTTATTAATAGTTGCGTATCAACATTTGATTAGTTATGCTGCAACCACATTAAAGCAGTTCACTGACCCACAACCGAAACCCTGGAGTAAAATATTATGGCTGGTAAAGAAAAAACCCCTGAGCAGATCAAAGCAGAAGCAGCAGCTAAGAAAGCGGCTGACAAGACCGAACAGCAGAAGAAAGACGAAGCTGAACGTGTCAAGAAAGAAGCTGCCGCTCAGAAAGAAAAAGATGCAATCGCTGAAGCGACTGGCGGTTACAACACTATCACTTCTGCGAAAGCAAACGTTGACACCGTTATCGGTGCGCTGACTGAAACTTCCACCGTGGAAGACGTTAAGTCTGTTCAGACTGCTGTAGCTGATAACCTGAAAACCGCTAAAGAAGGTCTGAAGGTTGTTAAAGCTGCCGGCCGTAAGGCAAAAGACAGCGACGCGCTGAAACAGGCTGTTACCGAATCCGAAGGTCTGGTGTCTCAGATCGAGCAGGCTGGTAAAGACCTGAAGTCCAAGCTGGACGCCGCTAAAACTGCACAGGCTGAACTGGATAAGAAAGCCCGTGAAGATAAAAAGGCGAAAGAAAAAGCCGACCGCGAAGCGGAAGCCGAGCGTAAACGCCAGGAGCGTGAAGCTAAGAAAGAACTTGAGCAGAACGGTATCCGTAAACCGTCCGTGGGTACTCTGTGCCGCGCTGCATGGGATCTGTTCGACGCAGTGACCGCTGAAATGGGTCAAACCGCTCCGATCTCTTACGTCCTGCCGGTTGCGCTGGCTAAGAACCTGAACGAAGCCAACGTGAAAGCTGAATACGCTCGCTGGAAAAAATATCACGGTATCAGCGGTCGCGTTGCGGTTCCGGTTCCTGCTAACATTGCAGCAGCCGCAGCCAACGTCAGCATCCCTGCACCAGCAGCAGCTGAAGGCGCTGGCAGTCCTGCACCCCAGGACGGCAACCAGTCCGCAGAGTAATTAGTACCAACTCGGCAACTCAGAAGGGGTCTTACGACCCCTTTGTTATCTTTACCCAGAGGTTCTTATGTCCGCTATCCTTCATTTGTCATACCTTCAAGCGTTATGCATCATCCATCGAGAACATACTATGAAACTAAATACTCAGGAACCTGAGAAAATTGATCGTGACCGCCATTTGGATGTTCACTCCATTTTTCACACGATACAGGGTGAAGGCCCGTATTGTGGTCACCCGGCAGTGTTCATCCGTTTAGCAGGTTGTAACCTTCAGTGCCCTGGTTGTGACACGGAGTACACTAAAGGGCGCCAGCGCATGATGCACCATCAAATCCTGGACGAGGTGCGTGCGAAGCGCGGTGACGCTAAAACCAGTTTGATCGTTATCACCGGCGGTGAACCTTTCCGTCAGCCAGAGGTAGTCAACTTGATTAACTGGTTGATCGACATGAAAGGTTTTAAGGTACAAATTGAAACGAACGGCACAATGCGGATCCCGCTGGAACTGCACCACCAGGCGACCGTCGTTTGTAGCCCAAAGGCAGCTAAGATCCATCCCAGCGTAGCAGCCCGCGCAAACGCCTTTAAATACGTGCTACAGGCGGGCAACATGCGCGAGGAAGACGGTTTACCGTTGCAGGCTCTTATGCACCGCGCTACACCACACATCGCCCGTCCGCCGGCTCACTACCGTGGCCCTATTTACCTGCAACCTATGGACGAACAGGACGCAGCCTCTAACAAACGAAATATTCAGGCCGTCGTTGCTTCATGCCAGACTCACGGGTATATTGTGCAATTGCAAGTTCACAAATACTTAGAGGTGGAATAATGTTCACACCAGCACCAAAAACGCGCCTGGAAATCCTGAAAGAGGTGTTCCCGCACCAGTATCAGAATTTCGAAAGTGTTGTCTGTAGACTGCATAACAAGTCTATCATTGCGCAGGACGCTTCCATCAAAGGGATGTTAGCGGTACTGCGTGCGGGTTACGGGTTGGATCTACTGCTACAGGATGGCTCAACTATTATGAATAGCGATGTCAGTAGCGCCCGTGTTAAAATAACGTACAACACTTCAGTGACCCCACCAGAGAACGGGATCATTGCATGGTGTCCACACTCACCAATTGAAGGAAATATCTTATGTGCTCAATCTTCGGATTTGTAACAAACGGGGTAGTCGATAAAGACCGTTTGCATGTATTTGTCGATGACATGGTGCGCGGTGCTGTTAACCGTGGGCGTGATGGCATTGGTGCGCGTATCACCCATCTGCCAGCGCCTTACGTATCGTATCAATGTATGACAACGGAAAAAGCTGGGTCTTACCTGCATAACGAAACCCTGAAAGATATCGTTACGCACGCAACCATTCACCGTGAAGAGCTCACAATGATTGGTAATGCTCGCGCCGAGCCGACTACCGAATGGGTGAAGGAAAAGCATGGTTATGATCAGCAACCGTATGTCCTGGGCAAGTGGGCGATCGTGCATAACGGTACTATCGCCAACGATAAAGCGCTGCGCACCAACGCACTGGAAACCAGCATCGACAGCGCTGCAATTGTGGAAGACCTGCACGCGCACACCTACCCTGAAACTAACACGGTTGACAAGCTGTACGACGTATTCGTGTCAACTATTAAGTGCCTGAAGGGTAGCTATGCAATCCTGGCGACCCACGAAGACGCTCCCGGATACATTTTCACGGCGTGCAACTACCGCCCAATCTGGATTGGGCAGAACGCGTCAGGTGTGTGGTTAGCAAGTGAAGCGTCTATGTTGCCGCACAACTGCGTCCCTAAGATGCAAGAGCCATACACCTGCAATCTGGTCCACAAGTACAGCGCAGATAATAACAGTGTCAGCCTTTTTAATGAAGCGGACGAATTCCGCATTAAGCGAGCGCTGGTAGTTGCAAGCGGCGGCCTGGATAGCACCGTTGCCGCTCAGGTCTGCCATAATGCAGGTATGGACGTCACTCTGATTAACTTCCAATATGGTTGCCGTGCTGAAGAGCACGAGTTGAAAGCGATTAAAGAAATCTCTGAAGCGATGGGGGTGCCACTTGTCCTTTTCCCGATTCCCATTTACGATCCAACAGATAGTCCCCTCTTTGACCACAATTCCACCATTGCCGGAGGTGAAGCCGGTGCGGAGTTCGCCCATGAGTGGGTTCCTGCTCGTAACCTTGTTATGCTGTCTGTCGCCACTGCCTACGCAGAAGCGAAAGGGTTTGATTACATCGTGCTGGGTAATAACCTGGAAGAAGCGGGCGCCTATCCCGATAACGAACCCGAGTTCATTAACCGCTTTAATGCGGTATTACCGTTCGCTGTAGGCGACGGTAAGCGCGTGCGGGTACTCATGCCCGTGGGTAACTTAATGAAGCACGAGATCGTGGCCCAGGGGCTGGCGCACAGGGCACCGTTGGCCCATACGTGGAGCTGTTATAAGAACGGTGACCTGCATTGCGGTACTTGCGGCCCTTGCATGATGCGACGGACTGCATTTAGTATTAATGGTGCGCCAGAGGTAATTACCTATCTGGATGAACAGTAACTAACAACCGGACAGGGACGTCCAGGAGCTTCTTATGAAGATGAATTTCCGTGAAACGGTGTACGCCAATATGCAACGGGAGGCCTATGAAATGCTGCCACAGAAAGAACGTGCTGCCTTTATCAAGTCTCAGAACCCGTTGCTGAAGCAGAGCGTCTGCGTAACTAAGCAGATGAAGAAACGCTTTGGCGCCTTTTACTGGTCATACAAGCTGGACAACGGTTGGCGCTGTTTTGCGTCCCGTAGTAAAGACGAGTGCGTCCGCAAATATCGTGAATTTATGGAGCAGGCAGAAAATGAAGGATAAACGTTTTGAGAACCGTTATCTGGTGCTGAAGCACGCAGATGTGAAACAGTACCTCACCCGCGACCAGCGTGAAGCAATGGAAGACCTGACTGACATTGTTGTGCTGGGCCGTGTAGCCGAGGGCAAAGGTGTTACCGAAGGGATCTTTATTGCCAACGACTGGCCGGAGTACCAATCAGCGTCCGCTGCATTGTATAATCGCATTAGTGGGAAAGACATTTATAAAGGTCATTCCAACCTTGCGGATATGATGTCAACGCACGTAGATTCGTTGATCACTATCCTGGAGCGCGTTGCTGCGGAAGACGTGGAAGAAGATACTGGTTATCTGCACCATGAGATCCGCGCACTGCGTGATATTAAAGCAGCTATTGAAGCGGAGAAATCCCAATGAGATTCCGTAAAAAGCCTGTCGTGGTTGAAGCTATTCAATGGGATGGTGACCTTTCGACAGTTGAGAAGTTGATGGAAGGCTCGATCTGTGAAAGTGTTGAGCAGGATCTCTGTGACCCTGCGCTGGTAATCGTCACGTTGGAAGGGAAAATGAGAGCGGAGGTCGGTGACTGGATTATTCGCGGCGTGAAGGGTGAGCTTTATCCGTGTAAACCTGATATTTTTACCCAGACTTATGAGGTGGCAGAATGAGCTACGAAGTAATCCGTTCGCATGAAATTTGCGCTGGCCACCGTGTGGTAGGCCATGAAAGTAAGTGCCGCCACCTGCACGGGCACAACTACGTCTTCCACTTCCACGTCGCACCGAAGCCGCTTGACGGCGTAAGCGTTAAAGGCGACCCGCTGGATCAGGTCGGCCGTGTGATCGACTTTAGTGTGGTTAAGATGACGCTCTGCCAGTGGTTGGAAGATAACTGGGATCACAAGTTCCTGCATTGGGAAAAAGATCTTCTTATCTCAGGTCTCGTGTACAGTAAGTGTGGAGTGAAAACGGCACTGGACGAACGGGACGACGAAGATTTTATGAACTCGCTGGTGTCGCTGCCGTTCAACCCTACGGCAGAAAATCTGGCCCAATACATGGTCGAAGTTATCGGCCCGCGTCTGTTGGACGAACACGGTGTAGAGCTTGTAAAATGCACCATTGAAGAAACCTCCAAATGCCATGTAGGATATACGAAATGAACGAAACAGATAAAGCACTGAACCGCGCCCGGATTGCAAATCTCATGGAAGAGATCCTGGGCATTATTGAATCTAGCGATAGCGATGCCCCACTGCGCCCAGGCTTGCTTGAAACTCCACTCCGTGTTGCGAAAGCGTTTGAACACTGGTTCGGCGGTTACGCTGTGGATATTCCAGCACTGTTTAAAACTTTTGAAGATGGGGCGGAAGGTACAGACCAGATGGTCACAGTTTGCAATATTCCGTTCTACAGTAAATGTGAACACCATATGGCAGATATTTTCGGTCACGTGACTATTGCTTATATCCCTGCTGGTAGGATTGTTGGGTTAAGTAAATTGAACCGTGTAGTTGAAGCGTTTGCGCGTCGTTTGCAGGTTCAAGAAAGAATGACCACACAAATCGCTGACGCTATTCAGGAGCATCTCAATCCACTTGGCGTTGGTGTTTATGTGACAGCCCGTCATATGTGTGTTGAATCACGTGGAATTATGCACCACTGCACCAATACGGTCACTACCGCGCTACGTGGGGTGATTCGTAATGAGGATGCAGCAAGAGCTGAATTCCTGCAACTCGCCCGTGACAATACACAACGGAGAGCGTAATGAGTAGGGTCTACGAAAAGAAACCTATGGGTGATCGCCTTAGTAAACATGACGTGGACCCTGTAACTGGTTGCTGGAATTGGACTGGTAGTAAGGACCGTGATGGTTATGGCCGAATGATTAGCAGTACAAATGGAGTTCGGTCCTTTACTTTTGCCCATAGAGCTAGTTATCAATTTTATAAAGGAGATATAGGTAAACTTGGAAGCGATACTGGTTGTGTACTTCACACATGCGATAATCCTTCCTGTATCAATCCAGAGCACTTATATTTAGGGGATCAAGTTCAGAATGGTCTTGACAAGAAAATAAGGGGACGTGCTGTTAGCAAACCGTTGTTTGGAAAAGACAATCCAATGTATGGTAAAACTGGACCTTTAAACCCGTTCTACGGGAGAAAGCATTCAGAAGAATCAAAACAGAAAATGTCTGAATCCAAGAAGCGTAACCGCTAGTAATCAGCGAACCATCAGTAATATAATAAGCGCCTAAGGGCGCTTATTTTGTTTGGAGAGCGAAATGTCCAAATCTCAAATTGGTGGTAAGAACTTCAAATTGTATCTTGCTGCCGTATACACGAACAGTTATAAACCTGGCATGAATCGTTACGTGAAGTTGACGGAACATGAACAAAATTTAGTGCGAAATATTCCAAATATCCTGGAATCGTACCATTACGTCGGGCAGCAATCCTATGTAGATGCTATGCGGGCCGATAATGCAAGGGTATTTCTTGACTCCGGTGCGTTTTCCGCATATACACTTGGCATTGATTTGTCTGTAAAAGCATATTGTGATTATATTCAGAAGAACGAGGATATAATTAGGCGTGACGGTAATGTGCTTATGGCATCCGTACTAGATGGAATCGGGGATCCGTTACAAACATGGCGTAACCAGCAAGAAATGGAAATGAGAGGCGTCAAACCTCTTCCGTGTTTCCACGCTAACGAACCTTTTGAATATCTCGACCATTACGTTGCTAACTATGAATATATTACGTTGGGTGGATTGGTTGGTGCATCAACACAGCAACTTCAAGTATGGTTAGACCGGGTATGGGACAAGCATTTAGTTGATGGGAGTGGTAGGCCTAAAATTAAGGTACATGGTTTTGGTATTACGTCTAGACCTTTAATGGCTCGCTATCCATGGGAAAGTTGCGACTCATCCTCATGGATTCAATCAGCTGCTTTTGGAGCTATTGAAACACCTAAGTGGGGACCAATGCAGGTCTCTGAAAAGTCGCCTTCAAGACACGCCCAAGGGCAGCACATTTGTAATCTGTCAGATACAGAACAAAACAATGTATTAAGGTATCTGGAAGAGAACGGTTTCACCTATGAGCGCCTGTCGACCATATATGAAAGCCGTGCAGCGTTTAATCTGTGGGCTTACGGTGTGGTCAACGCTATGATACTCGCTAACCACAATGGGCGCTTTAACGAGCGTCTCCACGACTTGTTTGATTGAGGTAATAATGATGCAGCATTTAATGCAACCAACACCTGACTCTTGCATGGCCACTTGTATGGGGATGATTGTTGGATTGTCCGCGGATCAAGCCTATAATGAGTTCCATCAGCGCCTGTATTATAAAAGAGATAAAGGCGAGTGGTACGATGACATTTTGGACGAATACAAAATTCCATACAGCTATGGACACCCTCGAAAAAATACAATATTTGGGGATGCGATTTTTATCTTGACAACACCGTCACTTAATATGGAAGGTGGGACTCACGCCATTCTTGCGCTATCAACGTTCGAGGGAAATATCCGTATTCTCGACCCAATAAGGGGATGGCCTTTAAAGAAATATTATGTATGGGGTGAGCCCACTCTTCCAAATGAAGTTGAATTGACAAGCTGGTCAGTGGATCTTATTATCCCAGCTCGACTGGAGGTGAAATAATGGACTTACTCGGCGCACTGCGTTTCGTGCAGGGTTCAGTCGCCCGTAAAGAGCTCCAGGAGGGGCTCACCCACTTCCGTATCGAGAATGGATACGTGCGCGGGTTTAACGGTACGATTGCGCTCTGCGCTCCAATCGGCCTCCAGATTGACTGTACACCGAAAGCGGAGCCTATGCTCAAAGCAATCGCAGCCTGTGACGATGCGGTGCAGATGACTATGCTTGCCAACGGTAAACTAAACATTCGCTCTGGCGGCTTTAAGGTTAGCGTGGACACCTTAACGGGGCCCACTGTACATGTAGAACCTGAAGGTGAAATGTATGAGATTAACGGCGAAGCATTCCTCGGCGGTTTAGAGCGCGTGCAGCCGTTTATAAGCGACGATGCGTCCCGCCCATGGTCTTGCGGCGTGCTGGTAAAAGCGGGCAGCATGTACGCGACCAATAACGCTAGCATCGTGCAATACTGGTTCGGTGCGGTGTTCCCTGTGGACTGCGTTGTTCCTCGTATGGCAATCAAAGAGCTTCTGCGCATTAAAAAGGTTCCAACACATATCAGCGCAAGCAAGAACAGCATGACGTTCCATTATGCTGACGGGTGCTGGTTACGGACGCAGCTCTTAGCACTGGAGTGGCCTAACATTGATAAGATCATTGAACGCACGGAAAAGGGTCAATCGCTGTACCCGATCGACGGTGAGATATTTAACTGTCTCGAAAAGATCAAACCGTTCGCGGACAAGATGGGTAAGGTCTACATCGAGAACGCGCTGGTGCGAACCCACTATGTTGAGCTGGATGGTGCTTCTGCTATGTTTAAGGAGTATCGTACAGTCGGAGTTTACAATATAGATCTTTTGTTGCAGCTTAAAGGTATTGCAACAGAGTGGGACGCATCTCGGTACAACGTGATGGACGACCGAAACATGAACACCCCGATTATTTTCTACGGTGAAAATATGCGCGGGGTAATAGCGGGGTTCAAACTATGAGTAAATGCTGTTTCTACTGCGGACGAGAATTAGGCCTTATGGAAGAGCATTGGAACGTGATGGCACAAGAACATAAAGGCCGCCCGCGATACAAAGTGGGCCCAGCTTGTGATGACTGTGTTGAACTTCGCAATCAACCAATTTTCTATCGCTTATGGAAAGGTGAAATTCCACCTGGAGCTAAGAAATGCGTAAAGATGCTATAGGGTTTTTCTGGACGGACTTGCCCCCGCAAGCCAAACAGAAGAAAGAAAAGGTTAAGAAAGTACCAGTGAACAAGGTCTGGGAACGCCCTGACTACCTTCCTGGTCTTGAAGCCGCCATGCGTTTTGCAGCCAATGACCCCTGCATGACAGATGGCGAACTCATTGAGATGTACCTCGCTCAGGAAACATTCATATACGATATCGAAATCTATAAGAACTATTTCATTGCGGCGTTTAAAGGTGTTAAGTTCGGTAAAATAATCTACTTTGAGATGTTTGCTAGTGGCTCTATTGACATCGACAAATATAAATGGATGCTTACTAATTTTCGCACCGTAGGGTTCAACTCAAGGAACTTCGATAACACGTTGAGCTATTTAGCGTGCGCGGGTCTTGGGTGCGACCAGCTTAAAGAAGCGGCTGACCGTATCATCGTTGAAGAGTGGGCACCGTGGGACGTGCTTACCAGCATGGGTGTGAAGAAGTTTTGGCATGACCACATTGATGTTCAGGAAGTGGCGCCTGGCGTGCGTACCTCGCTGAAACTCTATGGCGGCCGTATGCACATGAAGAAGCTCCAGGATTTACCGTTCCCACCTCACTGGGCGCTATCCTACGAGCAAGCGGCAATCGTGCGCTTCTACTGTATAAACGACCTCGACACAACCATTGAGCTGTTCCTGTCCCTGGACGAGCAGATACACCTGCGCGAAATTATGTCCATGGAATACGGTGTGGACCTGCGTTCCAAGTCGGATGCACAGATCGCGGAAGCGGTTATTAAGCACGAGATGAAGGAAATGCTGGGGTACATGCCTCAGAAAGGCTACGTGGAAGTCGGACGTGCATTCCGGTACGAACCTCCAACCTGGCTCAAGTTTAAGACCCCGCTTATGCAGTCCGTCTACGATGTTGTGCGTAATAGCGTGTTTAAGGTTGCGGAAGATGGTAAGATCAAGCAGCCTGCCACAATGAACACGCTCAAGTTCACAATGAACAAGACGACCTACAATATGGGGATTGGTGGGCTGCACTCCTGTGAAGAGCTTTTGCAGGTTGTACCAGCCGACGACGAGGAGATGTGGGACGCGGACGTAACATCCTACTATCCAATCTGTATTATCAACCAGCAACTGTATCCTGAGCACCTTGGACCGCGATTCATTGACATCTTTGTTAAAATCGTTCAACGACGGATCGAAGCTAAGATGGCGCACGATGACAAGACTGCACAGACCCTCAAGATCGTTGTCAACGGTTCGTATGGTAAGTTTGGCTCCCCTTATTCAATTCTGTATGCTCCTAACCTTATTATTCAGACGACACTGACAGGTCAGCTGGCTCTGCTTATGCTGATCGAGACGTTCGAACTGAATGGGATTGAGGTTGTGAGCGCGAACACCGACGGAATTGTGGTTAAGCCAAACAAAGCCAAGTCACAGCGTGCTAAAGACATCATCAAAGAGTGGGAGCAGGTCACAGGGTTTGAAATGGAGCTCAACCAGTATCTGCGTCTTAACTCTGCGAACGTTAACAACTACGTCGCTATCAAGGCGGATGGTAAAGCCAAGCGTAAAGGATGGTTCGGTGAAACAGGTCTTCAGAAGAACGCAGAAGGCGAAATCATTATGGATGCCATCGTTGCGAAGCTGCGTGACGGGACACCTGTTGCCAAGACGATCACTGAGTGTACCGACATACGGAAGTTCGTTTGTATTAAAACCGTGTCCGGTGGCGCTGCACAGGGAGAGACTCCGTTGGGTAAAGTGGTGCGATGGTACTACAGCTCTGAACCTCAACCTGAGATACAGATCGTCAAAACTGGCGGTCGCGTAGGTAAGACAATGGGCGGTAAACCGATGATGGAACTGGAGGACCGGCTACCTAACGATATCGCGTACGACGTTTACATACAGAAAGCCGAGCAATTGCTCGAAAAACTGGCATACGCCGCTTAATAACACGCGAGCCAATACCATTGCATTGGCTCGCTATTTAAACCCCGCAAAACGCCGCATATTGCCCCGCCTTATTTAGTTGCATTCCACTTTATATTTCCTTAAAGTTAGTTCATACCCAGGAGGAGAACTAACATGTCTAAGTCCTATGAAAAACAATTGAACTATTAAACGACAATCAGCGCAAGCTGGAAGAACTGGGCGGACCGATTAACCACGCTCACCTGCTGACCCACAACCGTCAGAGCATCCTCATTCGTGTAATGCTGGAGGAGATGTTTGAAGAGTTAGATATGTGGCTGGTTTCTGAGTTCCCGACAGTGCGCCAGGTAGGCCTATAATCTTGTTCGGGTAATATTCCCGGCGTTTACTCGGGCATGAACACTCAGCAAACCAGCCGCCGCCCATCGCATGTAAGAATGAGCGGCGGTTTCCTCAGCTTCCAGCCTGCAACGCTTCGACTCGTTTCTTTAAATCTTCAATTTGATCCATTAACGCCAGAATTGCTTCATGGTGAAGAGCTGCGGCCGCACCAGCTACATCGACAGCTAAGGTTTTCTTGACTATTGAACCATCTATGAGCTTAGTTTCTCCGCCCTCAAAAACCGCAGTCGGCATTGCGAGTGCAAGCTCCTGAGCAATGAAACCCTGACCCGGAGGGGCGTTATCGAGACGATCCCACGTACACCCACGCACCATGCGCATCTTGTCGAGAGGGTTTTCAACCCGCTTAATATTCGTTTTGATATGCTTGTCGGAATTGTTTATCCATGAACCGTTGTTCGCTGTGGCATTTCCATTGGCGGATAAAACCCAGTTGGTGTATGTGCCATTAGCCTTGTCGATGCCAATTGCAATATCCTGAATATCATATCCACCACCCCGGCGCGCACCTATGTAACCAGTATCGTTAAAATATTGAAATGACGCCCTGCCAATAACACCACCTACAGAGTTAGTATCAAATGACTGGATTCCAACTTTGTTACCTGCTCCAGAATTAAATGCCGATGTAAAAAGTGATGGTGATGTCAGCGTACCCCCGGTCTTCCCGTTCACCGTATTCAGACGTGAGTCATCCCCGGCTGCCACCGTTCCCGCTACCGTGCCAACGTTCCTGCTGGCACTATTTCCTAACGCTGATCGCAATACCACATTGTCAGACAGATATTTCCATGACGGGCCGGTGAACGTCGTGCCGTCAGGCAGCTTCACCATGATGTTTCCGGCGGCACTGTAAACCTGCTGCCAGTTCTGTTTGTCGTAATTCAGCCCACGCAGCGCTTCAGCACTTTGCGCCACCAGCGCGGCAGTTACCATGTTCAGCGCAACGCGGGGGACGGCTGACCAGGCAGCGCCGGATTGCGTTGGCCCGGTAAAGTTGCTGACCAGCGTAAGTCGCGCATTACTCTCAACCGATTTAACGGGCAATGTGTACGGTACACCTCCCACAGTAGAGACAATGAAATCACCTGCGGCGAGTTCGGTTGTGAATGAGGTTCCGGAACCGCCAACAATAGCGGACCCGTTTGTCAGGGTAATAGTTCCTGCAGACATAATGGACTCCTGAATTCAGATATTAAAAAACCAGCCAAAGCGGGTTGTCAGTAAATAGCATCAATGACGGGGATAGAGAGGCTTGTTAGCCGTCGCCCTACCACACTGTATTGCGATGTCCATGAAGCGGCATTTCTTCCCCTTCCAGCGCGTACCAGATTGCCGCTGCGGATCAGGCCCGCCCATTTCAGGTAGTCCCAGCCGGTATAGACCTCACTGTTATAACCATAGCGGCCAAGCAGGATCATACGATCCCCAATGTCTGTATTTCCCCATGACGGCGCGTAGGTCTGGTTCCGGTAGACAAACGGCCTGCGCGTGGTGGAGAACACGCAGACACCCCCTTTTATGATATTCAGGCCTCTTCCCGGAGTCGGGCTTACGCCACTGGCAAAAATAGCGATCTGCATGGTAACGGTCGCATCCTGATCGAGACCAGCATGGTCGATTGTCGCAATAATATTCGAGCCGTCGAATTCGATGGTGACGTTATCAGCACTCCATTTTGCAAACACCATATAGCGGTCGCGTGAGATATTTGTCGTCGGTGTAGCCCAGCTCCCGGTGAAAGTGACAGTGCCGCGCCAGACGCAGTAGCCAGACATCGTGGCATCAGTGATTGAGAGGAAATCCGTGCTGTCCTGAATCAGCAACCCCCTACCGGACGATGCCGGGAGAATTTGCCAGATAGACGCGTCAAATGTTTTTGTGCGCCCCCAGTTATCGCTCCACCAGGTATTCATGGTGATGGTGTTACCTGATACTGTGAATCCATCCAGCATGCCGATCGTGGGAATGAGGTTTGTGCCCCTGTTAAGTTTGTAAACGGTATTACGCGGGATAACGACGATCTGGCTGCCATCCACGCGCTGATTAATCGTGTACTGGTTAACATCCCATGCTTCGCTGACGTTCTGGCAAAACGAAGGGCAGCGAAGCCCGGCTGTTATTTCCATTGCCGGGCCCCCATCGGCGTAGGTAATACGTAATCCTTTTGGCATGGTTACCACTCTCCAAGAACAATCAGGTTACCGCCGCCGAGATCAATTTTTACGCCCTTCCCGTCAATGGTGACGCCATTACCGTTTCCGGTGAACGCAAAATTGCCACTTGAAGCATACAGTGCACCATGTAACTCACAGTTCCCGCCCTTATCAATATTCCAGCCAGCGCCAGACGGACCAGCCACATAGTTTGATGAGCGGATGTAATTTCCAATCTTCGCGTTGGTAATGCTGCCATCCTGGATAAAGGCATCACGGATGAACACCTGACCGTTATAGACAAAAAATGCAGCCTGGTAATTCCCCGGATCGCTCCCCGAGTAGATACCAAACTGATCGGCAGCAAAGACCACTGTAGATTTGTACGAACTGCCAGATGGCTCGATGGACATCCCGAAACCAGTGTTGTACTTCACACCATTTCTGACTATTCCGAGGTTGAGCGTATAGGACGCCTTTCCTGTTCCATTACTGTTTACTTCTGCCGTCAATTTCTGGTTAACCGCTGCGGTCAAATCCCCGACCTGCGCCTGAACGTACTCTGACAAATCAGCAAGCGCGTGATCCACTTCAGCCACTGTCGTTTTAACAACCAGAACATCAGCACGAACTTCGCCATACTGAGCCCACTGGTGTTCCACGGTTCCGTGGTTTGCCAGCGTATTTGACATGATACCTTCTAAGTTAGTATCAACCCCTTCCTTAATATTTTGAAACGCAGTGCTATCCCTTACAGATTCGTCTATAAGTCCCAATAAGGTTTCAGTGCTCGTTAAACACAATGCAGCCACTTCTAAAAACTCAGAAGCCCCATAAACGTTCACTGCCCTGATGTACCAGTAGTAAGTGTGGTCATTTAATAACTCTGAATCAGACATCATACGACCGATACCTTTCCTTGTCGCCTGCGCTTCAACAGTCAATGTTGAACTATTTGGCAATCGTGTTTCACCGGAAGTCCAAAAATCAAATTGCGTACTTACATTATAAATTTCTCCTACTTTTGGTTTTAATGTGAAGCCAAAGAATTGCTGAATGACCTCGCATCCAGTTGGTGGAAGCGGTGCGGCGATAGATACGGGGAGGATCGCTTCCGCACTTCTGTTCCCCATAAAACCAACAGCGGCAACACTTAACACATAGTTACCACGGGGTAGCCCGTTCAGCGGTGTGCTTTGCCCTGGCACCTGCATGGTACGAATAAGGTTGCCGTCCTTGCGGATGTACACAAGGTTATAAGAATAAAGACCCGTGTTAGTCCAGCTGAAGACCCCCTGCACAACATCGCCAATCGTAGTCGGTGTGAATGCAAGGTTAGCAGGTGCAGCAACGCCAACAGACGGGAAGTCCGTAATATCTGGGCGCTCGATTGGCTTACCAATTGCGTCACCCCATACGGCAGGAGTCTCCTGGCGTAGCGTAACGCTGACGCCTTCCGTTGCAGCCATACCCCATTCTACAATTCGGTGCTCGACCCCATTGATGCCCATCTCCGGCACAAACAGATTAACATAGTAGCCCGGGCGGTAGCTGTACCCTGACAGGTTCATCTTGAACTTGAGGGTGCGGCCAACACGGGTTCGGTTGATCTTAATCTGTGCAAGCTGCTGGGCCTGGTATTCGTTGTCAACGAAGCGGAGCTTCAGGTCGTCCGTAAACTCGCCACCGTCAGCGTCGATATAAGCCTGCACCGATACAGGTGGATAATCCACTTCGGTGTACTGCTGTTGAGGGTCCAGGAACGTACCTGTCACTATGTTCAGCTTTTCACCGTATGCAGCTTCAGGACTAATTGAGATATCGTCAATGATCTGCGAGGAGTGCAGCTCCATAGTCGCGGGGCCGTAGTACGCACCCGCCAGCATACCATGCTTGCCCGCCATATAGGTTGGCTCACCTGCGCACGCTTTATGAAGGTCGTCCAGTACAGTTGACTGAGATTCGTCAGCGTCGAACGTCCCGTTGATAGTGTAGCGCTTACGAGCACCGCCGCCATCGTTCAAGTTCTGGTCGCAAACGTTAGCAGCCTGGATAAACATATCCATGTTAATATCGCTATCTGGTACGCCCAGGTGAGTGCGATAGTAATCCAGGATGCACAGAGCCGCGTTATTGCTCCACGCTGTAGAACCGTTGCGCGGGTCATATACGCGTTTACCCTGCACCTGGAATTTAATGTTAGGTAAGCCCGCAGGGAACTTGTCCTGATTAAACTTGAGGGAGATGCGCGCCCACGTAAGGTTACGACCAATCATGTCGCTCTTCCACGACGCACATTTAGACATCATGAACGGGTCCGCGGTTGTGCGAGCACTGTGAATCTGGTAGGTTACAAGGTCACCGTAGGACTCAATGAGGTCGTCACCGAGCCATATCTTTTCAACGCCCTCAATAGCGTGGTCAGCGATACAGATTCCAAGGTGAACCCATTCCTTTTCGCTGTTACCAGCTTCTTCCTCTGCGAAGAATAGCAAGCCGGAAACCACACTACGGCCATAAATGGTCACGGCCGGTGCGGTACTCGTTCGGAGCACCTGCTTACGTTCTTGTTGTGAGGTGTACCCGCCAAACGCTGGAGCTTTAGTCAACAATGCGCCCGCAACGGACGCGCCGATAGTAATAGCCAATGCTACAGAGACGGTTATGACCTCAGCCGCGGCAGCAGCGGATGCAGCGATACCAATAGCGGCGGCAATAATGGCAGGTGGCATTGCTTAAACCCTCCAGGCGGCTAAAAGTTTATTATGGGTTTCGTCCATAAAGCGGACGCCTTCCATAGTCGGTGCAAATACGCCGCCGTTCCAATAGATGCCACTGGTAAGGCCCAGCGCACCGTCAAAGACAACTACATCACCATTCTGTACGAAATGAATATTTTCCAGACGCTCAAGCTGGGAGTCCCATGCTTTATACAGGTCGCCATATTTGGCTACCAGATGTTTCTTGGCACCGCTCTCGGTCTTATATTTCCCACGAGAGGCTTTCGCAGGATCTACATCCGTCATCAGGGCAACGGCGTCCGCCGCAAACATCACGCAGTCGTTGGAGCCCCATGCAAACGTGGTCGACCGTTGCGCTTGCGTGAATTGAATGAAAGCTACTGTCCAGTTTAGTTTCTTCATCGGATGTACCTGAATGGAGGGGCGTCTTTCTTAGATCCCCAATATATGCTTCTGTCAGCCATTTGTGGTACATAACGGAAAATTCTATCGTCCCCATTACGCTTCCGTTGGGATTCATCAGTGTAGCGCCAGCTCTTCCCACGTGACCAATCCTCAAAGATGTTTGACAGCGTTAAGTTGATAGCGCCCTTATTACCCGTTACCAACGTCGTGGATCTGATTTTACCACGGAATAGCGGGTCATAGTCAATGAGAGCGCCGTTCTCGTTTAGTACCCCGATGTAGATTGAACCGAAGCGACCGACGCAGTTCTCATTCAAGATAGTGCCAATGAGTGCAGTGTCTAACCCGCCCAGCGTAAGGTTCAGTTGAGTTGGGCTGGTCGTGTTCTGCTCTTTCACTTCTGAGATAGCACCCAACGAACCAACGCCTATGAAGTTGTTCCCAGCGATGGTGAAGTTACCCGTACCGCTATGGACACGGGTAACACCAGATTCAAAGTCAATTTCAGCAGCCAGTATCAGGTCAAGATGATCACTCATCATTGCGTCTGCTACTGTTTGCGAGAACGGGTTAACTAACATTAGAAGGCCTCCACAAATTCAAGAGTGAAGCCGTTGTCGAATGCAGGTTTACGGTCTACACCGTTCTCGTCATCCACCAGACGGAATATCGCGTAAGGTTTAGCAACCTCCAGCAGTGCGTTGTCTGCTGGTGCAACACGGAGCTGAGGTGCGAACTTAACGCTTGCCTGACCGCTTGCATTGGACGTTACGTCTGCCAGCACATACTTCAGCTCGTTGCCAACGGTAAAGTAATCACCTTTCTTAAGAACCTTAACGCTAGGAGTCCAGCCATCAGTGTTGACGGTCGTTCCTAATTGGTTGGCGCCGTTAATACGAGGTGTTCCCCTGACCACATTAGGCGTCCGCCCAAAGTCCCATAGCTTGACGCGACCAGCAATACCATCCAGCTCGAAGATGAGTGCTTCCATTGCAATAGCTTCCAACTCGTCCAGGCTAGGCATAGTGATTGAGCACTTCCAGGCCGAACCTACCCAGCGCACGGTCTGAGTAGAGCCCGTAAACGGGCTCGTGAAGGATGTACCATTTGACTTCAAGTTCCACTTGAACGTATTTGGTAAAAGGCCATCGGGCCATTTAAGTACGTCCGCCATAATTATCTCCCAATGCTGCGACTAACTGGTCCACGGGAATTCGTGTCAGACAGAACTTTATGATAGCCCTGTTCTGCACCGTCTTTCGCTGCGCGTGCCATTGCATCGTTCAACGCTTTATCCCCGTTACCAGAGACCTGGATGTTTTGATGTATGGTAACACCGCCGCTACCAGTTCCACCACCGTTCCCACCGTTGCGCATGTAGTTCGTAAAGTCGGCGTTTTGCTGCGCGGACATAACACGCTCACCCTTCTGGAGCAACCATGTCCCCTCTTGAGGAATGTTGGTGATCCCGTCGTGTGCCATACCCGTTAACGTAGCACCTGCAATCTGACTAACGAGCGCACCACCTGCGGCAGCAATTGCAGCCATGTTGGCGAATTTCTGAACGGGCTCCAGCGAACTCGGAGCTGCCATAGCTTGAGTGATAGCAGTGGTCAAGTTGAGCGTGGCGTTCGCAATCGCAAAGGCTTTAGACAGCGCAAACATGGTCTTGTACGCTGCGGAAGATTTGTCACCTGCCGATGCAAGTATGGTCGCCATAGAATCCGCCATTGTACTTACGCTGTTGATGTAAGACAGTGTCGTTTGGTTCTGTGCGACTGCTTGCTGCTGCGCGTACTTGAGTTGAATGTCGTAACGTTGCCGCTCGTAGTTCTCTTTGATGGCTGTCAGTTGCTGTTCATTACCCTCAGCCATAGCCCTCTGCGTGTCATACTGCGCTTGCAGTGCATCCAGTTCTGCTCGTTTAGTGTCCGCTGACTGCTGGGACGGGTTAAGCGTGGACATCGCTGCACGCTTCTGGTAATACTCAGCAGACAGATTTAACCGCGCAGTGTTATACTGATTGTCGTCCAAAAGGCCGGCAGTGTGCAGTTGTTTAATTTCCTGCTGTGCAATCTGCCATTCACGCACCATCTGGGCGCCAGGCTTGTACTGACCAGCAAGGTCTGCACGCTGCCGAGCGTATTTAGTGTCAATTGCTTTAAGGGCTGCACCGAGTTCATCTTCTGTTGCTTTAGCTTTCTCAGCCTTGTCCTTCATAATACGGACTTCAGCTTCCTGCTGAATGCGAAGACGGTCTAAACCAGTAGCACCGCGAGCCTCGACACGTTCGTAAGCCTTGTCCCACTGCTCAACATACCCAGCAAGCGCTTTCTCGTCCTTAAGACCCTGACGTTGAGCTTTCAGTTGTTCCTGGAGTGAGGCTTGCGCGTCATACGCTTCACCGGACTTGTTAAGGAAGTCTACAAGGCCTTGCTGTTCGTCGGTAAGTACAGCCGTCGCATCCTGGTGACCGCTGATATAGTTCTTAATAAACTTCTCATTGACCGCATACTGTTTACCAAGGCGGTTCTGTGCGTCCTGGAGCTGTGCTGCGCCGCGCTTGTTACCCTCTAACTTCAGCTTAGAGATATCAAGCTCGGCGTTCTGCGCTACCAGTGCAGCCTGGAGTTCCTTAGAACGACCTGCCGCAGAACTGATGTTCACGTTCAATGCCTGGTTCTGCGCAACGATCGCACCAGTCAAGCCCATTACAGCGTTACGCAGGTTATCCTGAACCGTAGCAAGGTTGTTCTTAATCTGGATTGCCTTCTCTTCCAGAGTAGACAGTTCCGCTTGCTTAATTGCAACGTCGCCAGTAAGCTGTTTGTGAGCTTCATAAGCGCTGTTCCAGGCGTCCGTACCTTCCTTGTTCTGAGCCATGACCGTGTTGGTAGTGCTCAGACGGTTGTTCAGCTCTGCGAGTTCGTTCTTCTCTTCCTTGATCTGGTCTGCCAGTGTAACCTGCGCACGCTGCAACTGAACTTCAAGAGCTCGTTGCTGTACAAGGTTCAAGCCTTCCAGTTTAGTCTTAAGGTCTTCCTGGCTGGAAGCAAGAGCGACGGAATCCTGCGTTGCCTGTTTAGCGTGCTGACTGTAGGTGTACCATGCAGTCGCAGCAAGCAGCACAAGACCCAACGGGCCGCCCAGGAAACCCATAACCGTGCGCAGCCCTGTAAGGCCTATGGTAAGCACGCGGCTCGCAGTGGCAGCAACACCCATAGACGCAGCCATTCCTTTCTGTGCTGCGTCTGCTGCGACCGTAGCCTCCCGAGCTTGGCGGGTGTTCTGCATAAGGGCGTTCGTTGTTGCAATACCCTTATAATATTGCTGGTTTGCAGCGAGTGCGGCCTGGATCCTTGTGCGTTCTGCTGCAACCTGTGCTAATGTAGCCTGCGCTTCATTGTAGCGTGCAACGCTGGAGCGAGTAATTGCATCCACCATATTGATATTCAACGCGGAGCTACTTGCCTGCACTGCTGCCAGACGAATCATTGCAGTGATCTGGCCAGTAAGTGCTGCAATCATCTTACCGCCGAGGATAGCAACTACACCCGTCACAACCGTAGACAGTGTATCCAGGTTATTGGACAGCAGCTCTACACCGTCACCCATACCTTTAACAACAGACTGTACTTGAACAGAAGTACCTGCAAATTTCTCGACGTTGTTAGTAGCTAGTGCCCAGCGCTGTGCAAAAGTAGGCATAGTACGACCGAATTCTTCGTCGATAGTACCCGAGGCCCTGGAGATGGCATTGATGACCACATCAGCAGTCAGTTTGCCAGTGTTCGCCATCTCGCGCAGGCCAGCAGTACCAACGCCCAGACCGTCTGCAATCATCTTACCAAGACGTGGAGCCTGTTCCATTACGGAGCGGAATTCATCCCCGCGCAGGACGCCTGACTGCAAGCCCTGGGAGAATTGGATAATCGCTGCCGTCGCTTCCGCAGTGGTTGCACCAGACACAATCATCGATTTGTTAATCGTTTCTGTGATCTGTGCGACCTCTTTACCAGTTACACCGTACTGAGCAAGGGATCGCTCCATACGTGCGTACAGGGTGGAGGTTGCTTCCAGGCTGGTACGGGTACGCTGTGCGATACCGAACACACGCTCCTGCACGACTGCAAGGCTTTCGTATGCGGAGTTGGCGTTCGCAAGTTTGTTTGTAACATTCGTCCACGCATCTGACAGTTTAGCAAGCCCACCAATGTAGGCAAGGATGGCAGTTGCAGTCATTACGGTGTTAACAGCGTTGACGGAAGTGTGGAAGAACTCTGCGCTCTGTGCGGTACGACGGAAGCCGTTCTCTAAACGAGAGCTAACAGTCTCAACACGGACACCCGATTGTTCCAAACGACGTAACGCAGCGTCAGCACCGGCTACCCCGTCTGTTCTAACTCGGATGATGATATCAGCTGCATCAGCCATGGATTACCTCTTAGGCTTTCTGGTCCTCATATATTCAATCTCTGCCTGCTGCCGTTTAAATTCATAGGCCTTACGTTCGAGGCAGATCTGACGTATGAGTTCCGCTTCCCTGTAATTGAGCTCAATACCTGCATACTGCTGCCAAGCCATGAGTTCAGAATAACGGAACTTATCACCATTATAGAAGTCAAGAAAGTAGTTGTAAATGTATCTGAGCGACTGTGGTATGGAGCTCGCTTCGTACTCAGCCAGCTGTGATGGAGTCTTGCCCGTGACTTTGCGAACGTGCTGGAGGTGGGTCAGGGTGGTGGTTTCGCTGCCGAGCGGACAGCTTTTGAGCTTCCACTCGAGCAGCAGGTGTTTAATTAGCTTCTCACGTTCCCTTAGAAAAAAAGGGAGTCTTGAGCAGCCAGCGTGTTGATCTCGTCGTATGCGATAGGGTTATCGGTCAGGAACTCAACGAGGTTGTCTTCGGTCATCTCGTCCGGGAAGTTCCATTCCGCTACCAGCTTAGTAAACGCACGCAGGCTAATGTCCTTAATCAGTTCCGGATCCACTTTATCTGCATCGCCGCCACCGGCAAGGATCATGACGCTTATCTGTCTCTGAGCCTTCTGTTCAGCTTCGCGATACTCTGGGCAATGTTGGCTACGAATGCGTAACCAGAAACCCGTATCCCCTACGCCAGGATATACAAATGGGTAGAGGGTCGTTGGATTCTCTTCCAGACGTTTACGCATATTAAAGTCACGAAACGATTTCTTAACAGCTTCCACCCCTGCTTCGGTAGTGACTGCCGGTTCGGCCCACGGTGCTTCTGGTGCGTCAGAGACCGGTTTACATGCCCCTTTAGCTACTTTGTTACCTGCCATTGTGTAATCCTCAATAAAAGGGGGTCTCGCGACCCCTTCGGTTGCCAGTAAGGCTATATTAGGCAACAGTTACAACACATGCAACACTTGACACGGTGAGACCATTTGCGCCCGTTACTTCGCAGACGTAAGTGCCGGAGTCACCTGCTGCCGCACCTGCCTTGTTAAAGGTTGCCGTAGTCTGCCCAGAAACCACACTACCGCCTTTCTTCCACACGTAGGTATACGGAGTCTGACCGCCGCTTACAGCAACAGTCATCGTCAGCGCGTTACCCGCCGTTACGGACTTAGTTGGAGTTAAGTTCGTTGTGAAAGTGATAGGCGTCAGCTGTTTAATAGACAGGCTGTAACCTTTTGTCTGGTCCAGCAGACCGCGATAGGACATGTTCAGCATGATATCACCTTCACCGTCGATTGGACGATGTGCTTCGGTAATCTTAACGCGAGGCATAGTGAAGCGGTAGCCTGCGCCAGTAGTACCGTCGATGATGTCGATGGTGAGCTCGCTCTCCTGCTCGTTCAGGAACTTCGTGCGGAGTGCGTTGTTTTCGTAGTAAGCGGTCATCGTACCAGTTATCTGGCGACGTTTTGAACCCGGCTTGATGGAGAACTTGGAACCAACTACGAAGCGCGGCTCAATGCCGTTCTCGATGTTGATCGCCATCTCAGTGATAACATCCACCACCGAGCCTCCCATGTTGAGCGCACCAGAGAAGCCGTCCATCGGTGCTGTAGTGGTACGAGCGCCAACGGTCAGACCTGCTGGTAAGGTAGCAGCCTGTTCCATGGTACGACCGACAATGCCGAACTCGATACCAACCATTGCAGACGCAGCTACAGTGATCGCAAGGGTGTTAATCTCACAACCGCGATAGATGGTATACGGGAAGTCCGTAACATCCGCGTTATAGTCGATAAAGGTAAAGGACTGGCGATCAATGCCACCTTTTACAACGCCAGACACGAACGAGCTACGCAGGGCCGCAGCAAGCAAGTCGTCAAACGTCTGATAGGAGAATTCTGCGGATGCAGTACCTTCCACGTGGCGCGTGCCCAGACGGAAATCAGCAACCTCGGCGTCATCACGAATCTCTTCGGATTGCAGCGTAGCGATGTTAATATCCAGACCGGACTTCGTAGCACGGAAGATCTTCAGAGTGCCCGTTGCCGGGGTCACACCAGAAGACGTCTCCTTGATAAAATAGCTACTATAGCGTGAGCCTTCAGCCATGATCAATTCCTCTGTTTCGGCTCACGTGCGAGCCAGTAGATCGTAATATATTCCGCATCCCAAACACCTTCCGTCCCGCCTCGCGTGTAGTCTCCGATTGAGGTCTGCCCGCCCTGCGAGTAACCTTTGCTCGTGAACTTAACGAAGCGATCATCCGTTGGGCCTGCTAGTCGCTGGGGTACGTTAAAGCATTCGCTTACGCGCCCATAGACTTCTTTACTCTCCGCAGAACCTGTACCGACGGCGCTATAGATGCCAATCTGTAAGAAACCGCGGAGCTCGTTATCGCCAGTCGGACCTAAAGTGATACCCTCTTCAGTGATTGGCGCATTGATAACTTTTAACCACACTGTACGCCCAGCCGGGTCAAATGTCAAGTTCTTCCAGGCCATGTCGTCCACCTTATCAGGTAGACCCGCCACGAGATGACCGTAGATTAGATCTTCAACCCAGGAGAAAGGGTAGCTCATTAGAATTCTCCCAATTTAAACCCGTTGAACGCTTCACCGCCGCGTGCTATATTCTTGCGCAGCATACCGTTCGGAGCTTGCTTGGAATAACCTTCATACTCCAGTCTGGAAATGTAAGGTTTCCCGTTCCCAAAGTAAATATCCCAATCCATGTGAATTGGGAGGTAACGAATCTTTTTGATGAGCATCGCCTTAGTGACGGCGCCCGTAGGGTCTAACGGAGTGTCCTCCGTTATCTGCCCAGGATCTTTAACAATCTGCCAGCCACCTCGCGCCGCACCAGTATCCACAGGTGTGTCGTCAATGACGGCATTAATAAAGCCGTAAGTACGTTGTTTGACGATCTTGGCAGCCGCTTGCATTGCGTTAAGCTGTGCCTTAGTGAACTGGTCACGGAAGCTCGGTCTGGCCATTTAATCCACCCAAATCTCAGGTTCAGGGATATCAACCAAATCAATAGTTGTATTCTTAAGATGATGAAAACAATCATCCAGATATTGAATTTTACCGTCTGTCAAAAATAAATGACAACGTCTTTCTGGTCTTGAACCATCCACTAATAAACTAGGAGTAAAAGTAGGCTTATCCGGATTCCCATTATAATTCCATGCCCGTTCTCCCACTACAAGATACGGATGCAAAATATTGCACCCAGGGCAATGAAAATAAATCGAATCACCCATTGACAACAGTTTAGAAGTCAATAACTTGCTCATTATACACCTATCTTCAAATAGTAGACGATGTCTTGATTACCCGCGCCGATAGACTCTACTGCGTTAACTTTCCACTTGCGACCGTTGTGGTCAGTGAACCCTGATCCGTTGACATAACCAAAGTTATAGCCCTCGGGTGCATAGCACAGGAACACTTTCTCACCTTTCAAAATTGGGCTGCCGTTGACATACCCAGCTTTCTGATCCGTGTAGAACAAACGGATAGCAACGTTTTCGGACGTTGTATTCGGTGCCCATGGCTTACCCGATGCTGTAGCGCTGGTGAGTGACAGCGTACCGTCGAACCCGATTTCCGGATCGCCCAACATCTCTACAGCCATGTCATAAAATTCGCTAGCGATAGTCATCGGATAACCTCCGAGCCACCTACACCGTTTAAGAATTCACTTATCAAAGACCAGAAACGTGGATGCGGTTGCGCACCCTGGATCTGCTGGCTGTTACCCGTTGCCCATTCCTGCGTCAGCGGGCCAAGAGTACGTCGTTTCAAGACATATTCAGTCTTGCTGGAAAGTAACGGTTTACCGCTTTGCACCTGATCCATAACAAGCTGCGCCTGGGCCTTTTTAAGCGATGCAGGTATGGAGTCGTCGGGTAAGGGTTGGCCATTATTACGCAGGCCTGCGCGCGGGTATGCTAACGCCTGGTCGGGGTTAGTTTTACGACCCTTATAGCGCGGGATGCACTCCATGAAGTCTGCCGCCTGAACGATCAGGGGAATCAGCTTATCATCCGCCGGTGCAACTACCCCACGTCCTTCGAGGTAGCTGCGAACGAAATCAGCTGTGACATAGGAGTTGGCATCTGGATTACCCGAACCAGTTTCCACAATCAAAGTCGCAGCCATTTTTATCCCTCATTCGGTTTAAACGTTACACCTTGCGCCAGGGGTACAGTTTCCTGGCGCTTCTTCCTCTGCTGTTGGAGGAACCATACTAACTGAGGTTTAGGAAGTGCCATAATCTATCCCCTTACTTGCCGAAGTACACCGGGCCACGGGCTTGCACCTGGCGCGGCTTGTTGATCGGAAGGTTCTGCTGGTTCTGGAACATGCTTTCATGGAACTGCGCCAGCACATCCGCCTGAGACTGCTGAGGCTCACGTTTAGCCAGCTCTTCCACAACCTTGTTCAGATACAGAGCGCGTTTAGTAACAAACTCGTTCACTTCTGACAGGAACTGGTTGTCTGCGGACAAGATATCGCTGTGACGTGCTGCAAGTTCTTTCAGGTCTTCGTCATCCAGCTCTTTAACATCCGTAAAGGCCAGTTCGGTGAGCACTGCTTTCAGTGCGTCTGCAAAGGTAACGTTCACGTCTACCGTCAGGGTCTTTGGAGTGGCGTTTGTGACCACACTAGCCTCACCCTGCGATGCTTCTTGCTCTCCAGCAAGGCCTGCTCCGTTACCTTCGGACGCCTGCTCCTGGGAACCTTGTTCCTGAGTTGGTGCCTGACCCTGTTCGCCTTCAGTAGATTGCTGGGAAGCCACTTCGTTAGATTCTCCATTTGAACCATCCCCGATGATAGGGTTAGAACGGGTGAACCCAGGCGCAGCTTCAGTGATCTGTTCGCGGGTCCATGTTTCACCGCCAGACAGGAATTTCATAACGTCTACTTTGGGCAGACCTTCCTGTGTCCACTGGTTGTCGTTCTTTGGATCCAGTTTCAGGAGAGTTTCAACAATCTTTTCTTTCATTATCCAGTCCTCAATAAAAAAGGGGTGTTACGACCGAAGTGTAACACCCCTCTATCATATGTCACAACCATTACAATAAAGGGTTATGACACCGTTGCCGTACACGCATTAGACGTGACTGATTTACCTGCTGCGTCCGTAACGGTCAGGGTGTAGCTACCGGAGTCCCCAGCAGCGGCCGTGGCCTTGCTAAAGTTCTGCGAGGTAGCACCGGACACGTTAGTTCCACCTTTCTTCCACTGATACGTAAGCGGCGCAAGACCACCTGATACCGTGGCGTTAATGGTTAACGTGGCGCCCACTGCTGCCGTAGCGGTTGCAGGGATGCTGACCGAGATTGGACCAGCCATAAACTCACGGATCTTAGTACCGTAGCGTTCATGTCTGCTGTGGCGGCGATGCCGCAAATGTCTACCGTAACGCATTTATATCCCCTTTTTAGTTGCTTACGAAAAAGGGCCCGAAGGCCCTTGCACTACACTGATACCGGCGAATTAGAATTCACGGGTGATCAGACGAGCGATCTTGATCTGCTTACGTTCTGGGAACACACGCGCCCAGTTTGCAGCAGTAGCAAGAGAGGCGTTCGCCGGGCCACCTTCAGCAGCAGTACCAACCCACGCATGACCGACAGGGTGAATGATGTTCTCCCAGCGATGATACAGGATTTCGGAACCGCCACCATGATAGGATGCAGGTTTACGGTCTGTCTCGACAGGTACTTTAGCAGTACCGATGCCGAGTTGGAACGCACCAGCGCCAACCAGCCAGGTTTCGAACACGCCACTGGTGTTAGGCATGGAGTCATCAACGATAACTTCACGACCCATATAGGTAGCGATGTTCACACGACCTTCTGCATCAGGGATGTAGTCAATCAGGTTCAGCAACTGCATACGCTGGTAGACAACGCTGTGAACCATCATCATAGACAGTTCGTTCAGGGAGTCACCCATAGTACCAGCAGCAGCGATAACACCGGCAGGGTTGAAGTTAGTCACACCGTCGCTGAACGAGGAACCGGAGATGTTACGGGTCATATCGTTCTGAGTGTGGGTAGACGCTTTATCACCAGAGGTGACAGGCGCAGCGGCGTTCATCGCGAACATACCTTTAACGGTTGCAACGAATGCGCGCTGCAAGCGGTTAGCACGGTAGCCCGCAACCAAATCACCAATCGCCATCATTGGGTCTGGAGCGATCAGACTGTCCAGCAGGTCAGCAGAACCCCAGGATTTGTTTCGAGACAGGCGAACCTGAATCTCACGTCCGGAGTTGATACCGCCAGGGGTGGAATCGGTCGGATCGGATGCGGAAGAGGTGTTCTCTTCATCGCGGTCCAGATCTTTGAAGAAGCGCTGAGTGAAGGTTGTACCCTCGCCCGCCAGGGCTGCGTTCAGACGCTCGGACACCTGTAAAGCACCGGACTGGATCAGACGGGACTTTTCAGTGGTACGGTTCTGGACGTAGGGTACAAAGATGTCTGGAACGATTACATCGTCCAGTTCTGTGATGGCACCGCGACGGATCGCGTCCATCAGGACCGCATTGGTAGCGCGAAGGTTCAGCATCGGCGCACCAGGCACAATGATTCTCGACATGGTCGTCTCCAAAAACAGTTTCAGTTTATGGCGCCATATCCCCGTGGACGGCTCCAAATTTCCTATATGAACTGGAGCCCGTGCTCCTGTTGATGTAAAATTAACACCAACAGGAGCGTCTTGCAACATCTACAAATTATTTTTTAGCTGGACGTTTTGGGTTTTTAAGATCCACGCCATGCATGGCGGCCATACGTTCAGCTTTGGAACGGTCTTCGCGCAGGATTTTACCCTGCTCGGTCAGGTTCCAACCGTCAGCGCTCCACGGGTTAGAACCGTAGTTGCCCTGACCTTTACCGCCACCACTGCCACCGCCAACGTTGCCAGGGAACCAGTGTGGACGTTTTTCACGTTGGTCGCCTAACCACATTGCAGGGTCGATCCCTGGAGTCACGCCCACGTTGTCTTTCGCAACGATACGGCCGGAGTCGTCAATTTCAAACAGACGCTCACCCAACAGTTCGACGTCTTCGATAGCAGCGTCAGGGACTTTGAGTTTAGTTGCAGCACTGCGCAGCGCTTCACGAATGGTGCGGGAACGTTCTTTGCCGGTCAGCTCGCCAACCTGAGTTTCATAGGTCTGCACCTTAGTCTTCAGTTCGGCGTTCTCACGTTCGAGAGGGGCCAGCTTCTGCTTCAGACGAATACCAACCATCTGCTCGATCTTAGTTTCGTCGACAGTACCGCCTTCCGCTTTGATCTTCAGTTCGTCATATTCGCTGTTACGGGTAAGCAGCTCGTCGATGTCAAGTCCGTTCAACTTGGCGTACTTGCCTTTCGTTTCCTTGTGGTCCTTGCGTTCCTTATCGAGCGAACCCTGCAAGCGCTGGACGTTGTCGAAGCCACCACCCTCGACGCCTGTCAGAACCCATTTACCGTCACGTTCGGTATAAAGTTCCTTATGCGCTTCAGGGACTTCATCTTCCTTGTCGTAGGACAGCGCAATACCGCCGAAGCGTGAAAGCGCGGACATAGCTACAACAGGGAAAGATATCAGTGCAATCGCAATTAAATTCTTACGCATTTTATTCTCCATTTGTGGCCCGTGCCACGAAGCGTGCGAGGCCGTCCCCGCACGCAGTAAAGTTAAGACATATTTAAAGTTGATGCAAACTATTGCTTCGGTGGAGTGGTGCTGGTCTTACCAGTGTCACCGTTACCTGTTTGCTGGAGCTGGTTCTGATCAGGTTTCTGGATAGGTTGGAGGAGATCCTTATACTTCTGATTCTCCTCCTGGATGCGTTTCATCTCGTCCTCAAACGAAAGCGTCGTCATACTATTGTCTGCTAGCCAGTTATGCACTGACTCAGCGGAAATAGGTGCGCCCAGATTCTTAGCGGTCATTACCTGCACAAAGTCCTGTCCGATCATCATTGTCTTGCTAAAGTCAATGTTCGGGGACACAGTAACTTCGTTCGGATCGAAACCCATCCATTCTGCGATGTAGCGTAACACCTGCTCCAGTGCAGCAGCACCAGTGATAGCAATACCCACCAGTGACGCAGTCTTGGTCGTGGTACGGATACGCAGTGCATCACCGGACTCCTGAGAAGCACTCTCAGAACTGGTTAAACTACCGGAGCGAGCTTGCGCGTCCTTGTGGTCAGCTTCGAGCGCCTTACGTTGCTCAGGTAAGCCTTGGGAGTTAACGCCAACGTATTTAGCGTCACCGTCAGGCGGTACGTCAATACGCGCACCAGCACCAACACGGACAGGAGCTTTATCATCCACCTGATTAGTGTTCTGGACGCCACCTTTAACAACGAGTGTGTCCTGCCCCTGCATAAACAAAGACTGTCGATAATCTGCTTCGCCCTGGTAGATGCTTAAAGCATTGTTCGCAAGGGTCAGCAAAGGTGGGCGGTCAGGTTCTGCCACAAGGTCCATCGCATTACAGAATACGAATGGAATAGCTTCCATGGCTTTACCGTTGTACATAGGCGTGACTTCTGCAATAACGCTTTCCTGTGCAGCATCATCCGAGCCTGAAACCTCCTGCAATACCTGATGATATTTAGCGCCCGTATTTTCCTGTTCGTCCGTTGCGCCAGTACCCAGCAACAAATCTCGGTAAATGATTTTCCAGTGCCATTCCTTAGACGAATGGTCCATGACATACTTACTTTCGTCTAAACGAACGAAGTTAAAAGCCTTGTGCCCAAGAGTGTCATCGCCATCATCCCAGTTGCGAATCGCCAGGGCTTCGTATACGGCAACGTAAGGCATTGTGCCGCGAGTTTCACCTTCGGGCAAGTCTACCAGAAGGCCTAAGCGACCATCGCGAAGCTGTAGCTCGTTTATGCGGCGCAGCAGCTGATCCAACCCTTCGCCTTTGCTGGTGATTCGCTTACGTAAAGGTTCCATCCCCTCAGGCATCACGATCACTGCCGGTTTACGGTGCAGCGTGCCCCCGTGCTGTAAAACTGCGTCGTTCACATACTCAGGGAACTTCGCACGCTGTTTATAAGCGTCGTAACGCTTACGGCCATCCTGGCCCGGATCCATTCCATCGTATTCCATAGATGCAGTGGCTGGAAGATACTTCGTCCCTAAAGACTTAATATGATCCGCACCTTGGAAACAGTCCATCATCTTTTCCCAGAGAAGACTGAACTTTAGCCACTGCGGATGTGTAGTCATTGCACCCATCTTTCCGCCTCTTATGTGCCCGTTGTCTTACCAGTGGAGCCGCCGCGGTTCTCGTCAAGTATACGATAGCGCGTTTCGTCACCTACGTGATCCTCTGCGTCTGTATCGACATCGTCCATATCGTCCTCGTCTCGAGGTAGTGAAGGAACAAGATCAATAAAGTGTGCGCATGTATCAAAAATAAAGATGCCAGGTTTCTCACGGATAATTGGATCGCCCGGTTTACGCAACGGTGCAGCAAAGTATTCACGCATCCGCTTCCAGCCCGCCTTACGTGAACCAGGCGTCTTGTCGCTTCGCTTCCATTGGATCCCAGGATATTTCTTTCCGTTGATCTCAATGCTCTTTGCCATCGTTGCTGCCGTGCTGTTTCCGTCTTTCACGTCCCAGATGCTGTTATCCGCCGCACCGGGCATTACTCTGCCGTACAACCCAGCTTCCAATTCTTTCACGATAATACCACGAGCTATCTGAGAATCCAACATTCTCAAACCCTCGTTAGGCTTCCCGTTTGTACCATACCATTCCATGATTCGGAACAGGTCGCCGGGTACAGTAGACATCCGACCACCGTCTGCAAGGATGACATCGCTACCATCCGAACGAGCCCACCAACCTACAGAGAACGGTTTACTAGAGCCCCAGTCGAACGATCTGTCTATCTTCCAACTATCAGGGATACGGAATGGCCTGACCACATGTACGGATCGTCGCCACAGGTCGTCAAACATACCGCCCGCAGTAATGTCCCAGCTCCCGCCCAACCAGGCGAGTTTCAAGTTCGGGTCATCAATGTTAACAAGTTGAGCAACATACTCAGGGGTCAGGTTGCGGTTCTCGCGGTAGCTCCCAAAGATATGGCAGCGCGTGCGCACAACATCGACATAAGTCTGAGTTCGCGGGTTGAATACGTTTGTCGTCTCTTTATACATGCTGCCCAGAGGGCTCATATTAATGAAGTATTTCTTGACCCAGTTATGGCCCACACCAAAGGGGTTCGTCGTTGCAAATATCTGCAACGGTAAATCCGGAAGGACGAACCGTGTCGCTGCGTAGTGCTCTTCAGAAACCAGAACGATCTGCCCTGTTTCATGGTGGATATCCCCATCGATAATAATCGGGTTCTCTTCCGCGATAAACGATGTACGGTTACAAGACTTCATCGCCTCGTACAAATCACCGTCAGGGTATTTAGTTAATTCGTTCCAGCCAATGAACGGGAATTCCTGACCGTGATAGAGCCAGTAGTCTTTACGTTTCTTTGCAACACGGAATAAAAGTTCTTCTCCCGTAGGCCATACCCATTTGTAATCCGATTTGGATGACAGAAACTTACACCCATCGTTAAACTCAGGGAACCAACGCTGGGATTTTGCAACTAAGTCGTCGAGGTTCTTATATTCGCGGTCAAAGATAATACCACGCCAATGCTTTCCGTAACCCATACCAACGTATCGGCGGAAACGCATTAGCTGGGCGTCAGTGTTATGGGTTACTACGAAGTCACGTGTAATAAACAAACCTAGCGGATGATCTATCTTAATACATACTGTGTCTTGTTCACCCAACTCACGGATGTCAACAATCCGCTTCCATAACTTGTCGTGCATGTAGCCTTTAACACGTTCTACCTTACGAGTTAAACGGAACGGTACAAACTTGTTTCCGGGCTGGATGTAAACTTCATACGCATCTTTATAACGTTTACCTTCAAAGTAGGAAGGTTTAACCGTCAACATTGCGTTAGCACCAAGTGACCGCGCAATGTACTGAACGTCTTTAGCAAGCTGTGAGCTTACAGAAGTGAACGTCATGTAGCCGTCTTTGTCCACAGTACCATCAGTGTCCATCAAACCCTGCAAAAGAGCTAAACGGTTTTCATCCGTGTGGTGAAGGTAGCGTTCAGGGATGAATTTACTATCGCTAAGCGCGTCCCACAATTTCAACTTAGTGATTTGCTGTTTCAACTCAGATGTGAAACCGAAGTTCTGAACATCGGAACGAGAATCTTTGGCCCATTGCTTCAAACCACTGTTTAAAACGTATTCCGCTAACTCATCGTCTATCGTACAGAACGATCCTAACTGCGTGAAACTACCGTCGCCCAGTAACAAACCAAGAAGGTAAGGGTCCACTTCAAGTTTATTATTCCATGCGTGTGTTTTGTATCGCATGTTCAGACTATCAAGTGTAGGAACGTGCAGTTTAGCTTTACCGTTACGGAAACGTTCTACAAGCTCAGGTGTAAGCATCAACTTATAACCGTATTCACCAACAGATCCAGGCTTATTCCCATCCTGTATATGAATAGGCCAAATATGCTGGTCATCACAACGTGCAATTGCACCGTCTGCAAATTCAATTTCGTAAGTTGGTCTTTTCCCTTGTGGGAATACCCCAATAATTCGTGACTGTGACCCATCAGGGCACGCCACCCAATCCCCAACTTTAAGCTCGCCAATAGGACGAGGGCCCCGCTCTGTATATACGGGTTCAGATAGTGGTAAACCTTTTCCAGGTCCTCGAGTGCCATGATAGAGAATTTCGTCCGCAGGACAACTCAGGGCCAATACTTGAGATCCTGGATGCGGCTTCCAAACGATCTTAGTGGACGGTCGGGTCAATGTCGAGTCCATTCATCGTTTCCTCTTGAAGTTTAGTCTGTGCCTCTGCTGCGGATTTCTCCCAGGAGCCCATATCAGCGGTCATCGGTACAAGCATAACACCGCTAGACACGCCAACCTCTGCTTTGACCTGCTTAGGCGCTTCGAACCCGTAGATCACTGCAAGCTGTTTGAGCGCTGCGACACGCGCTGCGTGCGACGCGCCTGGTCCATTGTATACGGCTTGCTCTTCGAGCTGCATAATGATGCGCTGTTTCTTTTGGTCGAACTCAGCTTTCTTGTTAGCTTCAGGCTTCTCGGACTCCAGCAGTTCAAAATCCTTAATGCGTTTCTGTACATAGGAATCCTCTGCAAACCGACGGGCGTATTCCTCCGCCATTGCAGAGTTCATGCCAAGACGTTTGCACGCTTTCACCCAATTGTGGTCAAAGAGGTATTCCTTGACGACTGCATCGCGCAGCATCATTTCATCTGGACTTAGGTCCGTCTCGTACTCAATGCTCTGAGTCCACGGTAAAAGTGTGTTTCCCATTGCGCCATTTCCCCATATCACATATGACAGGAATATAAGTGATGGACTAACATAACGCAAGTTATAGCGCAAGGATTGATATTGGAGGGAATAAAAAAGCCTACCCAGAATGAGATGGGGTAGGCTTTGGTTTAGTTGACAGCGGTTGTGTTAGGTACAACGGATTGGACTGTGGACTGAATCTGGTCTGATTTAACCTGTATGCGAGTGAGTTTTGCGTCCAGTTCAGGACGATCAGGAAGTTCTCCTCGCAGACGGTCTGCAAGACCCGTAACCTGCTTTGCGTTCATGTCCACTGACGCCATTACCTTCTCCACATGAGAATACCACACTACTCCGGCGCCCATCGACGCCAAGAAGAGCGTGATAAGCAAGTAATGCAGCATGAGCGATGGACTCGGTAATGACCCGCGGATGTTAGTTAGACTTTTCATCTGTGTTAACTCCGAAGAATAGTCCGAGGCGTTTCATCACAATCGGTTTAAGAATACTGGCCATAGAACGAGCACCGAACCATGACAACACACCGATGATAGAACCGCCCCATCCTAAGGACGCATTGTGCTCCATGCTTACCAGTCCAATCAAAAAACCGAAAAACGCAGAGGATATGCCTTCAAAGAAAAACACACCCAAACTGAACTTTTCTTTAGCGTCCAGCTTTCTTGCGGTGTAGCCTAAGCAACCGCCAACAAGGGCGATCAAAGTAAATACCGCTACTTTAAACCAATCCCAGTCAACTCTGATTGGATCCATTAGTGGCCCCTTATTAGAATGCTAGTCCGATGCCCGCCAACAGAATTGCATCTGTATAAGGCTGGATACCGTTCTCATGCCTAATGATAGCTTTCACCATACTCAACATAAGATTTTTATCCGTGAGATCTATTACATCATTAGGTCTAACACCGCAAGCCTTAGCGACCGATTGAATATAGGCTTCCGTGTTATTCTCGTTAGGTGGCGCCCAACGAGAAATGATTTCTCTCACAGTGTCAATCCCTGAATTGCCTACCCCAGGCATTCCCGGCCGCTTACGGTAGTTTAACAGCACTTTCACAAGTGCGCGAACCCCCCATTTAACGTCGTAAAATTGACAGAAATCCTTATCCGTGCGTTGGGCCTGTGGGATAAGACCTTTCCAGTCGTCGCTCCAACGAATGTTTCCCGGATTATTATTACGAATACCTCTAGGTTGTGCCATTTTGTGTTCTCCTGTTAAAACTAGAGAACAGATTAAACATATGCAAATAAATGGTCAAACTATTTCAAATTTATTACGTTTAGATAGATTTTCTGACGCGGGTAAATATTGTAAATTTGATAATACGTGAAGCCCGCTCACTAGCTTGCCTTGAAGCGGTATTATGTGGTCGACATGATACCCTTTCGGGCACGCTAGATAGAACTGCCGGATTTCTTCTTTTTCAGCCCATGAGGGAGTACGATAAAGAAGCTCTGCTCTTTCGCGACTGGTATTGGCACGATCCACAATTCTTTTTCGTTCTAACTGATCGGCATTCAAGTTTTCAACTTTTTGACGATCCCGCATACACTGCACACATTTACAATCGCAAGTCCATCTTGTACCGTCATGACCTTTTGGACACGGTTTGCCAACATATGTGGATAGCCCGTTCTCACGGGCTATTTGTCTTGCAAGTTTACTGGAGTTCATTTTATACCGTTGCGCCTTGCGATTTCATTTGAGATGGCGCTAAAGGCGAACATGAATCCAGCTAGTGCTTCTTGACCTTCATCAGTGGCATCCTCCAACAGCATGAGAAGAACCTGCCGATGTTTCTCATACTGTTCTTTACACTCAGGCCCAGCTTTCGTAGCGTGCATTTCAATCTCTTTGTCAGTTAGCCGCTTGGCTACTTTTTGCTTTATCATACTTTACCTTCAAGGAGTCGTATTGGATCTCACAGGTGAGTCCGGCGTTGTAATAGTTGTCAGCTTCTGCTGCCGCTGCATTGTAGTCGCGTTCGCTCGCTTCGTACAAGTCGGCAAGCATATTGATGATCTCTCCGGTTGACGTGCCAGAGGACTGAGGTCCGGTATAGCGCTGTCCGATTGTACGTATCCGATCGAGTTCTTTGTGCAGCCCACTAAGCTGAGACAAAGCAATATCACGATCCCGATTAGCATCAGCAACACGAGCAGCCGCCTGCCCTTCAATTCGCTTCTTCTCATCTTCTCGCTCCTGTCGCGTGCGTAGAGTATCCTGGTCCTCAATGCCTTTTTGGTACGCGACACCGTCATTGAAACCTCCAGTCCTGGCTTTCTCTACGTCATGGTTATACTTCCACACCCCAGCAGCGATCAAGACCGCCACTACCAGATATGGTAGGGCGGCCCAGAGCCACTTGGGAACCCAAGAGGGAACCCAGGCGGGGATCATAATTGCAGTTCCGCAGTGAATACGGACAATGCACAGATAAAGGCGGCTTCACCCTTATCGCCCTGTTCGTTCTTATAGCGCAGACGCATGGCCTTCAGCTCCTCGATGGCATCCTCCATCTGTTTTTGGATGCCCTCTTTTGCTGCATGACCTCGCATCATAAGGGAAAGGACTTGCGCTTCAGACTCCGCTTTACTCATACTGTTCTCCACTCCACCAGTTTTGACTTGTCGACGCGGAAGTATCGCCCGCGCTCGCCGTTGTTATAACTTTGTACACCGAACTCCGCCGTTTGTACATGCTCGCCGCTTACTTCGAGTGAAACGTGCTGCCCGCCAAACGGCCCACCCAGGCACAAGAATTTCATTCTACGACTCTTCGGAGCTGATTTACTAGCGAACTGCTTTGACAACGGCAAATAAGTCCGCTTATTGATGTTGGGCGAGGTTAATCGCATGCGCCAAGCTCCTGACGAACGTCAATGACGTTAATACCCTGACCACATCCGTCCAGGTATTCGCAGGCCAGTCTTACCGCCGTGTGAGCACTTGCACCGTTGGCCATTGCACCCATGAGGAACTCGAACGCGCTACCTTCAGCGAAGAACTTGTTCTCATAATGCTCCTCGACGCCAACAGTACCGTCACCGTAAACTCCGTGAACTTTGAGGTCTTTAGTGATCAGGAACCCATAGCGAGCCTGCGCATTGGTGTCACCGATATCCTGACCATCGCCAACGGTCGTATGTTCCAGTTGACGGAAGATACGTTCTTCGGCATAAACAAACCCGCTGAGGCACACCAGGCACAAACCATAGCCCGGCACGTCAATCTTACGGTGTTTATCCGCAACAGTAGCGACTTTACCCCAGGTGACCTGGCGGTCAGTAGCCAGAATACCGTCACGATATGCAATAGCTGTCATTTCTTGTTCCTCATTAAACGAAGGATACGATACACGTTAGAATCACATGTATCAAACTTCTTAGCAGTTCTTTGGATGTCTCCGCATTGTTTCCAGTATGCGAATAACTGGTCCTGCACGTCGCTTTTCATGCGCACTTTTCGCCGGCTGTGCAACGGCACCAGCAGCCCCAGGCCGAGATCTTCTAACTGCTTCTTAGTACAGACGGCCCAACCAAGCGCCCCTGCTGGGGCGACGTAGCGCGTGCGGTCGCCTGTCCTGCAACGGTCCGCAAGCAGTTGAGCATATCGTTTGGCCTCGGCATAGCAGGCGAAATAAGGAACTCTCTTGTTACTCGCCATCGCCCAGTATTACCAGTTCGTAATCCAGGATCCACGTCCGTAATGGGAAGGCCAGATTGGAATAGAATTCACTGTCATTGTCCAGCATCGGTGAGTTAGGCGGCACATAGAACTGAGTGGTTTTGCTGTAACCCTGTGCCGGGTCATAGACTTCAACGAACCCTTTACGGGTGTCGATGATGATCTGGTGGAACAGACCGGCAGTCATGAGCGACGGTACAGTGGCAAGGTACAGGCAGCCAGTAGTCAGCTCGTGAATGCCAGCGGCCAGATGTGGTTTACACATAATACCGTCGCGGGCGAGGTACATTGGAACGTCGGTCCGCTGTTTGCTGTAGTACAAAGTGAACTCGTCGTCCACCACTCCAGCATCCCGGCCCTGGAGCATCGCGATGCAGGTAGCAACGCACGACAACGGGGTAGGCTGCGTCTGATGTGTGATTTGTCGCATTAGAATGGATCCTTGACGATTTGGTCTTTAAGGATGACGCCGATAGAAGTCAGGCGTCGGAAGTCTGCCATGAACAGGGTCGGATCCTGCGTGATGGGTCGTGTGGCCGTTTCAACCTGCCACGTACCTTCGTCCGTGTTGAGCTTCAACGTCCACGACCCGTCAGGATACACCCCTTTGCACTCTGGCATAAAGTGCAGCACGCAACGCACAACCTTGTCAGGCGACACCAGAACTATAAACGTGTCGTTCGCGTCACTGTGCGTCAAGTCCCATTCGGCCTGCATAAGCAGGTCGCGGAGCTTGCTGTAGAGTTTCGGGAGGATGATATCTTTCATTTGTCCACCACAATAGAGAATTGAGCTTCGAAGGTGGCCGACAGGCACTGCATTTCGTGCTTGAGTTTGGCACCCATTGCGATAGGATCGACCATCACGATATCCTGGTCACGCCGCCCGAGCAACTGCTCTTTGGTTCGACAGACCAGTTCGGCCGCCTGGTGACTGCCCACCATAACCTTCACGTCCCGATCCTCATAGCGAATGCGTGCAACGTTCGACCCACGAGGCAACATCCGGCGCGAGTCAGGTTCCTCGAACGCATGGGCCACCATTTGCACTAAGTAATTACGGTTCGGTACGATCACCAGGAGCTGGCGCTGGGGCTTGCTTAATTTCTTAACTTGATTCCAAATTTCTTTGATACCCATTTTAGTTCCCCTTTGTCATTTGCAGACTAACTATAGCAGGGAACTAAGACGGATTTAAATACCGTGCAAGTTGATTCTAGTGACCACATTAGCTCGTGTAGAAATCCCATAGGATCGCCAGGCAAGGAATCACCAGAACCAGCAAGCTCAACACATTGCAGGTGTAACGCAGGGATTTAGCGTCATCCTTAGTGAGCAGTATAACAAGTGCGTACACGGCGAACACGGTGCCAACGGCTACGCCAGCAGCAATGAGCACGCTCTGGAACACAAAGTACAAGATGGAAAGATATAGTATAGTCAGCGGAATATGCACGGTACACCTCTCGAGTATTTACACATGGAAATAACAGGTACGGGGTAAGTTTATGACGGGTGAGGTGGCACAGTCCACTTGATACTTTGTCTACTGACGAAACGTGTGCGTGTGGGTGTCTACTGGCGACTCAATCTTGGTAAGACGAAAGCGAGATACGCTAGCAGGAGGCCCGGGCGGCGTTATCAGTTGCATCGCTGATCATCGGTGAGGTGATAGTTACGCCATGTGACGAGTGACATGTCTATTAATTACTATGCTAATTGTTACGCGCATTGATTAGATTGTTTGTTGTTCTTTGTCTGTATAGTTATGCGTACATGTATGCACTACTATAGTGCATCTACTATGTTGGTATGATTGTTGCATGTTCCTGTATATACATACACCCAGCCTATAGGCCCCTGTATGCCCCTGTAGGCGGTTTTACCCTCTACCCTGTACGCTAGCATAGATCTGCGCCGATCTCGATTTAGCACTTTTTGCACATGAATTCTTTTATTAGTGCTTGCTATCTATAGATGTATGTGCTATCCGCGTGTGCGTGCTATTACCCTGCACCACTGCACCCTGCGGCCTGGTGGGCCCGGCACCCTGCACGCCCCTGGACTGTAGGCCCTAGTGATAGCAGTCCATCTTTACAGAACTTTACAATATCTAGATAGCATTTATGTCCAAATGTCCTATTATATAAATGTAGTATGTAGTACGGCAGCAAAACAGGGTAGGCCAGCAATCGCTGGAGCCCACACCAAATAAAAGAGGTTCTAAAATGACTACTGTAATCAAACCAGCCAAAGACGCTAAATTCTTCACCAACCAGTCTAACGCGCGTCGCGCTCTGAAAAAGATTTTCAACTGCTCTACCGAAGTAGCGAACTCGCTCATTAATTTAGAAGCACTTGAAGACGGTGGTCGTTACTGGTTTAGCGAAGCGGCTGTTAACCGCGCAGCTAACCCGTCTATCGCAGCAGACAAAATCGCCACCGTTGCAGTGCCTGCACCTGCCGCACCAGAAGCGCCTAAAGCGTCTAAAGTGCGCAGCGAAATTCGCAATGGTGTGCGAAAACCAATTAAAGGTAAGTGCGCAGAAATTTGGGCAACCTTAACAGCAGTACAAGAAATTTCCGAAACTAACACACCGTTAACAATTTCGGAAGTAAAAGAATTAGCTGCAACACACGGCTGGAACCTTAACAATGCAACTATAGAATTTTATGGTTGGAGAAAATTCCACGGTTTAAAATAATAAGAAGGCTAAATAATTATGTTCTATTTATTAGCAGCCTTAGTATTCGCTGGCCCGGTAATTGCCGGTCTCTACTATACAGAGGGTAAATAATATGCAAACTATTCAACTGACCGACTCTCAATGCCGCATCGCTGAAGACCTGTTCCAATGGTTGTATGGTACGCTATTTAGAGAGTACGAACAGCAAGATGGTGAAGAAGCTCTTCATACTCAAGCGCAGCTAGAACTGCTTGCGCATCTGCTAGACAATGTACAAGGTAAGTGAGTGACATATACGTTGCCCATAGTAACAGTGGGCAACAATATGCAAGACATCCATGTTAAAGCACTAGCACTTTTGACCACCACGATTTATTAGATACTACTTACATCGCAAACAAACGGAGTAAACAAAGATGAAAAGTGAATTATTTTTCGGGTCTTTAGCTTGTATAGGTTCCCCTACACTAGATTGCAAAAACACTACTGGTGTTTATATTGACGGCCATGTCGTTGGTGCTATTTACTGGATGGTTACAAGTAAGGAACTAGGTTACAACGTAATCATGCAAAAAAATAATTTGGGATTTTATGCAAACGAGCAAGCAGCAAAACAAGCGTGCCGTGACTATATAGCTACTCATTTTGGTAATGTTAACGAACTGTAAATTTAAGCGCCAACGAGGTTCTGGAACACCTCCCGCCGTTAATAAAATTAACAAGGTAAATAATATGAAAGCTATCCATGTGAAAACCCTGTCCGCTACCGAAACGAAAGGTCTTCGCTATAAAGCGTCGGGTCTTGATATGTGTGTTGTTACCTCCAACGACTACAGCCTCAACAGCGAAGCGAATGCAGCTTATGCAGCGCGAGAGCTTGTGGACCGTTACAACACTCGCGCTCAGTACAAGGTGCGCATTCTTGGAATTGGTACGCTTCCAGATAATACCTACGCGGTACTATTAGATAATAAATAGTTATTTTCCGTGATTCTCATGGAAGCAATACTTAGCCTCCGCATCTTTACGGGCTTGTATTGCTTCCTCCTTATGTTTAAAAGTACCAAGAGTGACCATCACCTCATTGACTCCAATCTGTGCTTTCCATTTACCAAAGTGACTATCCCAAATAACACCAGTCGTGCCACTTGTGTTATTTGCATTCCTTGGCATGTTTCTGTGATTAACCACACTACTCACCAGCCTTAAGTTCTCAATTTGATTGTCCGTCTTAACCCTGTTAATATGGTCAATTTCCATACCTGAAGGAATCGGTCCATTGTGCATTTCCCAAATAACTCTATGAGCTAACACAGTGGTCCCGTTGCACCATATTTGCCAGTAACCTCCGCTGTGTTTACTACCCGCTACTGTCCCGACCTTACGAGCATACCTGTGAACCTTCCAGAACAGCTTACCATCCTTGTATTCAAAATAATTATCCCAGTCCATATTACCTCCCGTTATTATTTGTTAGTTGCATTATACCAATTGCTGACAATTGATAGCAAACAAGGTCGGACTGATATTTATTAGGTATTACCCGCACATTTTAACACGAATTTTACACTCGCTGTAAGCCCCGCTACGCGATTACAGCAACGAGCCCGAGTAAACGTATTGGCAAACGCTAAAAGCGGCCCCAGTGCCCCGTTTTCTGCGTAGTTTTCGCTAAAACAGCGAAATTAATAGTTAACCTTACACACTTAGGCTAATTTTTACCAAATTTCACCCGATTTACTTGAATTTTTTGTAATCGTTTTTGGTCCACAAAAATCCAATTTCGCGTACCGATTTTTGACATCCAGCAATTATCGCTTGTAATCCGCTGCAAAATGTGCTAATAACGCGCGGGCAGACGCACGCAGGCGCTACGCGCATCCATGCACGCGCGGACACGGAGTGCATCTTGCATTTTTTGTTTTTGCTTGTATTTTTCGGATGAAATGCAAAAAATAACGCTGTAAGTGCTTGAAAATAAAGGTAAAAAGTAAGTAGTAGTAAGTAGTTGTGTTATTTGTATTTTATTTTTTAACTTTTATAAGAATCGCGATTACCTCTTCGCGATTTAAGATTTGAGGTTAAACGTCCATAGCCACGCAATGCCAAACGTGGCACCCCCCGCAACGCCGCACCAGCCGCGGGATTCGCGAAAAAAAACCTGCATTTCGTTCATAAAATGCAACGCAATGCAAGAAATGCAAAAAACAGCAAATCGCGATTAGTGCTAATCGCGATTACCTGTAAATTCGCGAATCGTCTGCTAAATCGCGAATCGTCTAGTGATCGCAATTTAAAAAACGAATCAAATTTAAATCCAAATACAAAAAGTATAAAATGCCAATTGCAAATCTTAACAGACGTGCATTATGGGTGAGGCCAGGTGAGGCTGACCACAATGCACACGCTTATAATGTGGTCACCTTTATTGAGGCCGGCGAGGAGAGTGTATGAAACTGATATCACGTGTGCAGCTTTATGACATGTTTGGTGTGGATCCGCGTAGCGAGGCGGCCGGTAAGTTCAATGAAGTGTTGGCTGGTGCTCCGCGTAATATGCGCGAAGGGCGAGACCTGTTTACTGTGGGTATCGCGGCTCGATTGGTCGCGGCGGGTTATACGGTCAAACCTAACTGGTTCGTTAACAATAAGGCCACGCACCGCCTCGACTTAGACTGTGGGCGGCACACCGTTTCTCCCAGCGGTATTATCAGCAAGTGCGGTAAAAATACGGGCGTGTCGCTTCAGTCGCACTGCGTCAAAATGAAGTATGTGCAGTGTGCCCCGTGGAAGGTGAAGGATAAGCAGACGGGTGAGGACATGCTTATCGTTGCATATCAGCAGGATCCGGCCAGCGGCAATATGTACGTGCTCACGACGTTGGGCAACCGCTTATTCAGTGCGGAAGGTCAACAGTTGTAAATCAAGTCTGAACGTTGTACTATGTATTTAGTTCAACAGAGGATAAGCAAATGACAGTTAAAGTTATGTGTAAGCATGTGGGTACTGGTTCCCAGAATGAAATTGGTACGTTTGCCACAATCGAAGAGGCTGTTAGCGCTACTTCTATCGATGTGCGTAATCACCGCTCCCTTATTTGTACGTTTAACTGTAGCGGGCTCGCAATGTTTCGTTCTGGCGTCAGCTTGTACATCTTTAAAGAAGTTGTGCGTAAATCAAAAGCACGTCGTCGGTAACAGGAAGCTATGTCTCCATAGACGCTTTGAGCACACGGGTAAGGTATCATTCAACACTACTAAATACATCTACAAGTTCGAGAGAGGGCTTAACATGCAACACTTCAAAGGTACTAAAGGCCCGTGGAAGTCCGGCGAGTCGTTCTATACTAACCATGCCAGCATCGACGCGCCTGAGCATGGTGCTATCGCTCACGTACTGGTTAAGATGGACGGCGACTATACCACACAAGACAGCAAACGTGTGGAGAAGGAGGCCGAACTCGCTGCCAACCTGCGTGCTATCGAGTGCGCTGCGGAGATGGCCGAGATGCTCCTGGAGCTGCATTTCCTGGGCGAGATCTTGGGCGTTAACAACAATCCGAAGCTGGATGAAATCGTTGCTAAACTTAAAGGACGCCAATAATGCAGAAGCGCTTCCGTCAAGTTCCGTACATCGTTAAGCGGGACATCGCGAATCACTGTTACTACGTGATTCAAAGAGGCAAGCCGACTCTTACCATCAAGAAGAAACCTGAAGGATGGTACGCTTGCACCATGTATCACAAAACACTGCGTGATGCAATCATTTACTGTGCTTATGGGGTGTGACATGATATATCCCGCTATCCCTAAATATTATCCAGGTCTTGGGGCCAGGCTGTCAACGCGCCTGGTGTACCTGCGCACATATCAGCGTCAACTGCTGATAGATATGGCAGTCGGTATTAAAGCGCTGGAGAAACCGCGCAACTCTTTCCAAATGCGTCGCCTGCTTGCTGCACGCGCAAATGAGCGTCACGTTCGTAAAGTGATGAATCAACTCGATCGTTATTATGAGGTACTTATCAATGGCAACTAAAATCGGGAATTGGATTTTTAACAAATGGCCAGGAATGCCTATCGTCGGTCCGATGCGCTGCAATACGTGCGGCAAGCGCCTTAATGCTGAACCGAACGAATACTGCTACCGCCACAGCGCGGAGCTCTGCACCAATGAGTTCCAGTGTTCAGAGTGCGGTAAAGACGAACCACACTGGCAGCAGCTTAACGCGCAACGCGCGGACGCTGCACATAAGCAGTGGTTGGACTATGCCCGCACGGACTGCGATATACTACTCCAGCGCATTAAGGACGCCTTCTATGAAGGGTATGCGTCTCCGCGGTTCGAACGTCAATACGAGGAAGTGACAAGCGCGGATGAAGAGTGGGAGAACTCTGAAGCCAAGGAGATTTATGATACCCTTGCTAAACTCTGGAGCGAGCAATGAGCAAACCTCACTATAAACTGAAACGTGTCCAGCACATCAAGAAAGATGATGCTATTTATGACAGTATTTATGGCGGGCACATGATTGCTGAAAGCGATGCGGTCCAGGAAGGTAAGCATCAGGGCAAGCCGGTATGGAAATTCATGTTTTCTCGGTCGTATAATATACTTGCCCACAGAGGGTGGGCGGTAGAAGACACATACCTCGAAGTGTATGTTGGAGAACGAAATGAACGTAAATGAAACCATCGCCAAACTGGCTATGATTGGTCTGAAGGGTAAATTCCAGGTCACGAATCACGCCGACTATGCGCGTGTATACGTAATGCAGGGCACCGTTACCCTAGGGCGCATCATTATTTCCCCCAAGGTACGTACAGCCATATCAAATGGTATTCCGGCATCATCGAAGCCTACAACATTGACCAGCGCCGTCCGACGCTTGCCTGGGATATGTTGCTGCAAACAGGCCAAGTCTTGACTGACGAAATGTGGTCAAGCATTAAACTCCAGGCGCAACGTATCCAGGAAGAGGAAGTGCGTAAGCTGGAACTCTGGCGTATTGAGAACCCGCCTGGTGTGGACCACCTTGGGCGTGTCAAACGTCGTCGCAGTATCAAAGGCCCTTCTCTTATGAAGTGCATCCGTCAAGTTATGAATCTGTCTGGAGGTTACTAATGGCTGACAAAATCCCTGGAGCGTTTGATAAACCTGCTATCACCGAATCTCCGTTCGGCATTATGTTATACGACCCGTTCCACGGGCCCTATAAAAAGGAAGGCACAATTACAGTGGATTCCGGCGTTCTTTTCTGTGCTCTTTGCGACTATCGGGATAAGAAGATTGAAGAGCTTCAGTCCGCAATTGAAGATAAGAAGTATAACTTGGCGAAAGAAATACTTCCTGACCTTCAAGAGCTGGAACGTATTGTAGACGTTGTTGGCAACCGTACAGCTACACCGAACGGTCATTACACTTACACAATGGAACCAACGTTCCATCAGAAAGGTAACGAAAATGTCTAAACTTAAACTGATTGTTACTGCGAAAGTGCAGTTGGAAAACGCTCTTACTATCCTGGGCCTGGTTGGTATTAACCAGGATAAGCTTCACGTAACTATGGCGTTTATGGATGCAGGCCCGTCTGACTATATCCCTGCGGATAGCCTTACTGGTCCGCTGCCTACCCGCTCGCCTATTATGGCGATTGAGTATTGGGAAGATGCTGACGCTACCGTCGCAGTGCTTAACCCGCGCGACTGGGCAGAAGCGCGTCGCGTGTACGACCGCCTTGGCCTGCTGTACACTGGTTATGAGTTCAAACCACATGTGACCCTCGCCAAGGGCAACCAGTGCAACGAAGTCCTGGAATACGAATGGCTGATCGGCCATTACGTTATGACTATGGACGCTATCATCAAGTTAAAGGAGTTCTAATGAACGGTAAATTGATTGGGCTGCTTATCCGCAGCAATGCAGCAATGATTGAAGCAATAAGCGCATCTGCCCGCCTTGCTGATAAAGACGGTACTTATGACGAGAACCTTTTTTGGGGTCTGCGTCAGGAAGTTATCGCTATGGCAGAAGAAGCTGAAGCTATTACGGGCAATGCTGAAATTCAGCAGGCGGTGTCAATTGCAGCCGCTGAAGGTGCAATGCACGGCTTCAACCAGTTCCCTCCGCTGATTCCAATCTCCCCCGCGCACATGCTGGAACGTGAACCTTTAAAATGGTCCGACGTTCAGGTTGGTCGTAAGTTTGCAGGGAAATCTGCCAACAATGGTCAACATTATCTGTGTGTAATCACGGAGACTGACGTCTACATGAACTCGGCGGAACGTGCTGTTAATGTGCGTACTACGATGTTAATGATCGACAAGAAAGAAGTTTTCCCGTTCAACCGTCCTCTGCCTGCTGCGCAGTTCAAGGAAGAATTCCTTCGCTGGATTGAGTAGCATAATTTGCATGAAGTAGCGCTATCACTGTATAACTGCGCGTCTATGGCTCCACATTGTGGGGCCTGTTTCACAAAGGGGTAGTGAATGGACAAGTTCCCGCAAGCGATAAAAGATGTGCCACAGTGGGCCGTCTGCGGATTTAAAAATAACGGGTCTTCCGAAAAACAACCTTACGTCTGGGATAATGAACTTGGGAACATGGTCCCGCTTCGTAAGGACGGTAACGAAAAACACCCGTCCAACCTCCATCTCCTGATGGACTTCGAAAGCGTTCAGCAGTGTATCAAATACTATAACATGAATGGGCATTCGTTGATGGCTGGGTTCTACCTTATGCCGTCCGACCCTTTCTGTTGCATTGACATGGACATCAAAATGGAATGGGACGCAGAGACCATTCAAAAAGCTGGTGCCCGTTACGAACAGATTGTTAAATCATTCTACAGCTATACTGAAATATCGCGTAGCGGTAACGGTCTGCACTTGTGGATCTACGCTTTACCACAAGAAGGCAAGCGCCGCGACGGGGTTGAGATATACACGCAGTACCGTTTTATGATCTGCACAGGCAACCATTGGAACATAAGTCCTCTGGAGCTTGCAGGTAAACCAGGGCACGAAAGCGAAGCGTATATCGCGGAGCTGCTGTACAACATGCGCAGCCAAATGAACGGCGTGTCTGTCCTGGATGGTTTTGACATGGTCGAGCTTACGGAAGAAGAATACGAAAATGACCCGTATGCTATTAAGGATGAAGACCTGTATATCAAAGCGTGTGAAGCGAGCAACGGCAATCTATTCAAACAGCTATGGGATGGGCGTTTCCTTAATACTGACGTTGACTTTAACATGGGTGAACGTGCATTCCCTTCCCAGTCCGAAGCAGAATTTGCGCTTGTAGATATTCTTGCGTTCTATACTAAGTATAATTTCCAGGTCAGACGCTTGTTCTACATGTCCAAAATGGGTGACCGTTACTTTGACGAACGCCGTGCTATGGGTGACAAGATTAAGAAACCTTATCACCTCGACCGTATGATCAAACGTCGCCGTATGGACGAGCAAGTGTCCAACATGGAACGTGAAGCCATTATGAAGGCCAACATCCAGCGCACGCTGGAGTTGAAAGCCAAGCACTACGAAGCGTCACTTCCCGCACCTGCACCGAGCGAGTTCCTTGCTACGGACGGCAACTATACCATAGAGGAAGATGGTGGGCTTGACTGGCCTCCTGGCGCGGCTGGTGAGCTTGCACGCTACATGTTTAACATAAGTCTTCGCCCGGTGAAAGACATTGCGATACTGTCTGCGCTGTCACTGTTGAGCGGTATATGTGGTAAAGCATGGAATACCCACACCAACGGCGGTCTAAACAACTACTTTGTCCTTGTCGCACGGTCTGGTCTTGGTAAAGATGCGTTTCGTTCTAACATTCAAAAAGTGTTACGAACCGTAGAGATGTTTGGTGGAAAGGATGGTACTCAGTTGTTCGGTGCTGGTAGTTTCATCGATACTGCCAACTATGGCTCTGAGCAAGCGTTAATGAAGTCAGTAACTGTACCAGATGGATCCATGGAGCGTTTATCCTTTATCCACTACATGGACGAGGTGAGCAAGCTGTTCAAAGGCCTTGCGACTGGATACGGTAAAGCCCCTGAAATTGCACATGCGATGTTAATGATGTACAACCTCAGTGACTTCTATTCCCGTGCTGATGGGTTCAAGTATTCCAACAAAGAGAATAACCACGCCGGCGGGCGTGTTGCTGCTTATAGTTTCGCTGGTGAATGTACACCGGATGACTTCTATTCCACAATGACAGAAGATATGCTGTCAAGTGGTTTTGTATCCCGTCTTACTATTTGGGATTGCAATGTACAGCGCCCACTGGAAAATAAGAACGCCAACCAGCCCATGCCTGAAAACTTGCTGCGCGGTTTAGGTGAGTTAATCACACAAGCTGTTAAACTGCACGCAGGGACAGCGCCTTGTATTGTGCGTATGCAGCAAGACGCGATGGACTGGTATGACAGACTCGACGTAGAAATTAATACGCTGTTGAACGGTGTTGATGGTAACGAAGAGAAAGACGAAGTCGTTCGACAAGCGCATAGCCGTCGCGCTTTCAAGACATTAAAGATCGCATGTCTGTTAGCTGTGGCGGATAACTGCTATAACCCAGAAGTGACAATGAAGCACTTTGAATGGGCGTCCACGTTCATTAACACCAGTAACGAACGTATTATCAAAAAGCACAAAGAAGGTCAGATCGGTATTGATGGTGTGAAACGTGAGAAGCTCGTTCTGGCCAAACTCAACACCCTGTTTGAAAAACGTAGTGGAAGAGACCAGAAGCGCTATAAACTTCTTACGGATAACTTTGTATACACCTACAGTGACATCCGTACGAATACGGTCAACCTTTCGGCATTCCGTGCAACTAAAGACAACGTGAAAGCGTTTGATGACACACTGAGGGCACTTTGTAGCCTTGGCGCGTTGAAACCTATGGGGAGTGCGGAGTTAAGTCAACCGCCTTATTGTGATGAGGAGCATAGACCATTCAGGGGTGCTGCGTACCTTGTAGCAATAGACAAGGTCAACGAACTCCTTGAAAACTCATAAAAAAGGGCGCTTCGGCGCCCTTTTGCTTTACTGCGGATTGTTAATCCTGGTAGTAGGACATAAAGATGTCAGCAACGATGTTAAACATGGTGTCATAGTCGGTAGTGCAAAAGTCATCGTCTTTGTTGATGTCAATTGTGTAGCTGACAGGGTAATCGCCACCTTCCATCTGCTCTACGGTAGGACGAGTCAGCGGGGTAGCGGTAACAGTAATCTGGCGACCGTATGCACCGAAAGTGATCTTGTAAGAGCCATCTTCCTTAATAGCGGAATACTGTTCGTCTTTAGTCATCTCACGTTTGATGTTGTTGATGTTAATTGCCAGTGAAGTCATTTTGTAATCCTCTATGTGTTTTGTTTATACTTTTATTATAGCAAGCAAAAGACCGTTTGCAATAGTGAACGGAACTATTTTAATTCTTAGGAGTGCAGTATGAACCGTGTAAGTGTCGCAGTGCTGCGAATCGTCTATGGGGCGGTTTATCCTGCAGACGAATTCCCGCATCCGGAGACAGCAATGTCTGAACTTAGTATTCAACGTCGTCATGACCTGGAAGAGCTTCTGCGCTACGCAGAAGCTATTAGTAACAACGACGTTGGCGACGGTGCATATTACGAGCGCCTAGCGTCCCAACTACGCCAGGTTATACTGGAGCGCGACCTTGCACGCCTTACCGTGCGGCATAATGCGAGCTGTAAAGCGTTACCGAATGGTAAGTGGGTGCAGACTATGGGCAGAGCCCTGAGGGTGCAAAAATGATCAGTAAAGAAGCGATGGAGTGGATGTGGCTCCTGCTCATTTGCATTATCATCTTGTTAATCACTGCGTGTGTCATGCTGGAGTACCATGCAGACCGCGCCAAAGATAACGAAGCGCTGGCAGTTAAACATCTGGAAGAACTGCTGGACGTTTTATCGCATTGTCACATCGAGACAGGCGTTTGCTGTTGCGGTGATAATATGGAAGGGCACGACCCTGGCTATAATTGCGGTCACAGTCCGTTGGACATGTTTGACTATCATGGATTACCCGTGCTACAAAATGCACAGCAGTTCATAAAGCTGCACAACCAAAACAACTCTGAGGAATAAGACATGAAGAAGTTAATGATGGGCGCGGCCCTCTGGGCAGTAGCGGCGCTGGCGAGCGCGACAAATGTGGTCAACCCACCTGTCAACGTCAATGGTAATGTAGGCTCCGTGCAGGTCAGCCAGTGTGCGTCCGTAGCGGGTAACTGTAACAATCCGGACATGACGGTTAACTTCACGGGCGATGTGGACAAGGTCTACGTTGACGGTAGAGCCACCGTTATTAAGGGTAAAGACGGTAAAGATGGCAAAGACGGCAAAGACGGTCTTAACGGTAAAGACGGTATCAACGGCACAAACGGTGTCGATGGTAAAAACGGTCTGGACGGTAAAGACGGCCGGGACGGCGCCACTGGTGCAGCAGGTAAGGACGGCAAAGATGGGCTCAACGGTACAAATGGCACTAATGGCTCTGATG